GACCGGAACCCCACCATTATGAAATAGTGAGGTTTACAGCGTAATAAAAAGCCGCTCCCCGTCCCAAGTACACTCCTGGATCACAGCGCGAGCAATCGCGTTTTTTTCTTTGTCGTCGAAGCCCTCCAGGCCATGAATCAGCTTCGCAATTTCCACCGCGGTCGCCTTGGCATCCTTCGCACTGGCAGCAGCCCGGTGGCTTTCCATCTCTGCCAGTGAGGCTTCACGCTTCAGAGCACCCAGCTCAACGTCCAGGCGTTCCATTTCCGCGATGATATACTTCGACGCGGAGGATTCCTCGGCCAGAGCTAACGATGCAGCCAGGCGGCCAATCTTATTCTCACAAGCAGACACGCGAGCCTGCGCAGCCTTCAGATCAGGGACCTCGTCCGGAGCTTCCGCTTTGACGAATTTCTGAATCATGGCCGGATCCGCAGCAATGCCACGGAACAGCTCCAGCACTTCATTGTCCAACAGATCGCATTTGATCTGCCCCATGTCGCAGGCATCCACACCCTGCCTCATTCGCTTCCTGCAGTAGTACCAGGAAGAACAGGTACCGTCGACCTTTTTCTTTCTGGAGACCTGCATCAGGTTCCCACACTTGCACCGGATTACACCCTTCAGGAGAGGCACCGGCCACTTTGCGTCCTTGATGCATTTGTTCTGAGTAAACCGGGACTGCACCGCGAGCCATTTCTCAGCAGGCATGAAGGGCTTGTGCTTTCCAAGACACACGGTCCACTTCTCCGGCGGCTGCGCCTGGTGCTTTTTATTCTTTTCAGTAGACCGGCCATAGATCATGACACCGACGGATCCGTCCCACTTTTCACGCGGGGAACCAGGATCCATGATGCAGCCCTTCGCGGCGTAGAAGTCGTACACATCCGGAGTCGCCTCGACGCAATATGGCATGGTCAGGATTTTATGCAGCTGCGTGGTAGAAAAGAACTTCCCGGATTCCGTCCGGATGCCCTGGTTTTTGAACCGCGTCTCCATTCCCTGCAGGCTGCAGTTCATAGCCAGGAAGGAATCAAAGATCTGCGTCACGTAACGCACGCCATCCGGATCCGGCTCAATGGAGCAGTGCTTCTTCCCATCCACAACGATGTGCTTTCTGACGTAGCCACGCGGAGGATTGCCACCAGTCCAGTATCCCTTTTTAGCAAGGCCCAGCATATTGTCGGTAACGCGGGCGGCGATGGTTTCGCGCTCCATTTGAGCAAAGACCACCGTGACATACATCATGGCGCGCCCGATCGGCGTCGTCGTATCGATATTTTCTTTAATTGACACGAACATCACCCCGTGCTCCTCCAGGAGCGAGTAAATATTCGCAAAGTCCCGGACGTCCCTGGAGAGACGATCCAGCTGATAAACCACCAGGACATCGCAGAAGCCATTCTTTATAAAGGACAACATACGCTGCAGATCCGGACGCTGGGTGTTCGCACCGGTGAAGTCCTCATCAGAGAACTGCTGCCAGGAATCCACCTGGCCGGAGAACTTCGTGTCGCAGTATTCCCGGTTCATTCGAAACTGGTTGTCGATTGAATCTGATTTATCAGAAAATACGGATTTTCGTCCGTAAGAGAAGAACCTCATCGTTCCCACCTCCAAAAAAGAGTATAAAAAATAAACCCTTGCGGATTCATCGGAAACGCTGTAAAATTTATTCGTAGAGTTTACAGCTTCCGCAAGGAAGAACAGGTCGCCTGGTGTTCGCAGCACTGGGCGATTTTTTATTTTGCCATCTTAGCCAAAGGCGTGCAGACCTTCACATATGCGTCGGCGCTGATCTGGCCAGTTTCATACAGAGAGCGATATCGCTCAAGCTCGGCAGCGGGATCGAATGATCCGCTGCCTTTTCTGTATTTCGGTAAATCAGCCAGGAGACCAAGCTCATCCGCCAAGCAGTAAATATGCTTGCACGGAAGATGCCGGATCCCGAAGTCAGCGCACGTGCATGTTTGAAGATCGCATTCATACGGATCAGCGGCAGAGCCAGCGATAACCATGGTCTGCTCGTCCGGATTAAATGACACAACCTTCTTTTTGAGTTTACGACCAGCCTCGATGCGCTTCACCTGTTCGAATTCAGAATGAAGCGATTCTGGCCAGGAACCAAAAATAACACCCATCACGCGTCCTCCTTAAGTTCTGTGGCGTTTCCACCATTCGAGAGAGATGATCCTGCCGCCGCTTTTTTCTGAAGCTCAAGCTGCTGCCGGTATGCCTCCACTTCCGCATCGATATTCAACTCCGAAGCAGAACCCGAAGGAAAAGCCTTCGCATTCGGATCCAGGTCTTCAAGAGCAGCCACGACATCAGTAATGAAGTCGATAATCGTCTCGCGTGAGCCAGCCTTCAGGTTTATGTATTTTTCAATCAGAACCTGGTCGGCATTGGAAAGATCGTACCTTTTAACCAGAGCCTCCAATTCATCGCTGGCATCCGGAGCAAACATCTCGCCGGTTCCATCACGGAGCCATTCTTCGTTCACGCCGAACTCCCTACAGATAAGAGAGACCACAGAATCAGTAGGCACATTCCTGCCAATTTCATAGTTTGCAATAGCGCCGCGCTTGACGCCGATGCGATCAGCGAGCTCTTGCTGAGTCAGATCCAGATCGCGGCGAATTTTTCTTATTCGGTCTTTCACGATTTCACCACCTTTCACGATTCATTATAAAACTCCAAGAGCAATAAGTCAAGCAACAAAGACACAAAATGCAACAAAAGCACAGAAAAAGCATTGACAAAAGTGCCTATGTTGCATATAATAGCAACAGAAGCACAAAAATAGAGCACCAAACGGAAGGAGGAAACACCATGGCAAAAGCTAAGAGATACACAGCCGAGCAGCTCAGAGACGCTGAGAAGATGGCAGCAACCCTCGCGAACGTTCCGGAGGAAAAGAGAACCCTCGTCATAATGATGACAAACTCATTCATGGCCGGAATGGAAGCACAGAAAGCCATTGACGATACAGCCAAAGCAGCAGCGCTGGCATAAACACAACTGAATAAAGATGGAGGAAGCATGACACCTCGGTAAAAACTGTCAGGTCTGGCGGAGCCGATGCAATAAATCCGCTCGGCGGATAACCGGAGCCTGCGGCCAACCGTCGTAATTGGGAGAGGTAGCGTGAGCCCAAGTAAAACAATGGCGGCTAGGAGGCAGATGAGAACACCAGGAGAGAGAACATCCGGAGCATGGACTGGTGGGTGCGCAATACACCCGGATGGCGGCGATGAAACAGACCGCACTGCAGGCAACAGCTATACGGCTACCCCACACAATACTCAGGGAGCAAACAGCGGACAGGTTCTTCTTCAACCCTATGGAGAACCTGTCACAGACTGCCGGGCCCAGCCAAGCCTAGAGAGCAATATAAACAGCTCCGGAAGTCAACTACTAAATTAAAGAATTTATAAGAAGGAAGTGAATGTAAGATGCAGAGAACTCAGATGGAGGATGAACGCCGGAAAGCAATGAGAGCTAAGATCAACAGAACGATAAAGAGAGGAAGACGCCGGAAACGAATCATCCGAAGATTGAAGAAGGCAATGCCAGGCATCTGCATCGGAACATTGATGGTTATCGGAGCAGAATGGGTGATAGTAGCCCCGATCCCCGATCCAACCACCTATGAGTACAGATTCCAGGCAGAGAACGGTCAGTGGTACACACCAGATGAGTACGACCAGATGTGCAGAGAAAGAGATGCATACCATAAGCGGGAGCAGGAGGAAGCACAGAAGCTGCATGACCAGGTCGTAGCATACCAGGAACAGTACCAGAAAGATCAGGAGGCAGAGTGGGAGCTTTATCAGAGCCAGACCAGACAGGGACTGATTCAGAGTATGGACTTTGATGCAAACGACGCCTACCTGCTAGAGAAGATCGCAATGGCCGAAGCTGAATCAGAGGACACCGAAGGCAAGGCGCTGGTCATGCTGGTGGTTCTGAACCGGGTATGGGATGCAAGATTCCCGGACACGATCGAAGAAGTGATCATGCAGGACGGAGCATTTACACCGGTGAGCAATGGCAGATATGACAAGGTGGAGCCGGATGCCGACTGCATGAAGGCAATGGAGCTGATCACAGTAGAGCACTGGGATGAAAGCCAAGGAGCCCTCTACTTTGAAAAGGCCAGCGACGAAAGTACCTGGCATAGCAGGAACCTGCAGAAGTTATTCACACACGGAGCACATGCCTTCTACACAGAGAAAGAGTGAGGACAATGGGAATCAGAATGGAAGTCAAGCTGACGGATGGGTACCAGCAGCGCTTCACAAGTGCGTGCCTGGCTCAGATCGGAAGCAGAAAAGAGGTAACGAAGATTGAAGATGGCAATGAAGGATGGAAAGATCATGCTGATCGAAGTGGACAATACACAGATGGCGATCATAAAATCCTGGAACTCAATGAAGTACGACCGGCGCAAAAGCATGATGATCGGAGACTGCAGCAAGGAACTGCTGGACAAGCTCTCCAAGATCGTGAGATTGCCACTGGCCATAGAAAACTACAGGCAGCGATTGGATGAAACACAGCGAGCCGTAGATAAGATGCGAATCGAAAAGGAACCGGAGGCCCTGGTTAAATACCCGGTGCAGGGTAGCCTTTACGAGCATCAGGTAAGAGCAGCCAACATGGCGCTCCTGACGTTCGGCCTCGCGGATCCGAAGGAGGTACTGAAATGAAAGACGCAAGCATGTCGCTCGGAATTTACTTCGAGATAAAGGATGCAGAGTTATACGGAGGAGAAGGAACCACCGGATACGCGGCCACGATCGTGGAGATCTCGATCGAAGGACTGCAGAATGCTGACTTTGAGAAATACGCAAACAGCCAGCTAGAGGCGATGGCCAGCATGGCCAAGGTTCCGAAGGAAAAGGTGCGAATCATATCAAAAGACGAATATGAGGAAAACACCGAGGAAGAATAGGAGGCAACTATGACATACGATGAAATCATCGAACAGCTGGAGATCACCAAGAGCAAAATCAAAGAGATCGCCAGGAACGAATATGGTGGAGAGTCATGGAACGACGACCTGGATGCGCTGACAGAAGCAGCGGACATCGTCGCAGACTACAGCAAGGCAACAGCTCAGGCATCAGAGATGAGCCAGAAATACGAACAGCCAGCAATGGCGGTCAGACGTGCAGCAGGGCTTTATACCTGCCCGCTTTGCGGCAAGAGAACACAGGTCGGCCACACGCACTGTCACTGGTGTGGAAAGAAGCTCTCCTGGGACAGAGAAGCGTACACAGACCGCGACTACCCACATATGAGCACGAAGGGAGGCAGGAGACGATGATCATACAGTTAGAGATTCCAAAGGAATTCGCAAAAGACTACGCAAACAATAGATTTGATGACTTCTTCAGGAGAGTCTATGCGGATATTGACAACGAAGGAATGTGCGGCAATTACGAAGGCGAAACAGCTCAGATGATGGCGCGTGCGTTCAAAGAATCGAGGTGCCTTGACTATGAGAAAACTCGTTGATGCACCCAGGAAAAAGAAGCAGTGGACCGAGAAAGAGGAAGCCTACCTGCAGGATAAATGGGGCACGGTCTCCATCAAAGGGCTGTCCAAGGCTCTCGGCCGATCGGAGAATGCAATCATCGTCAGAGCGCAGCGGCTCGGATGCGGCGCACACCTGGAAAGCGACGTCCGGATCTCCCTGAACCAATTCATGCTCGCCCTTTACGGTGGAGCGCAAATGGGAGGCTACACTACCAACCGACTGATCCAGAACGGACTGCCAGTCAAATGGCACCGGGTAAAGAAGAACCGCTTCAGAGTGATCGACATCGAGGACTTCTGGAAGTGGGCCGAGAAGAATAAGAGTCTGCTGGACTTTTCGAGATTTGATAAGTACACGCTCGGAGCAGAGCCGGACTGGGTGGATGAAAAGCGCAAGGCAGATTATAAAAAGATGCAGCTTCACGGCCAACACAACGCAGCCTGGACAAAAGCAGAGGATGACAAGCTCCGGTACCTGCTGGAGAAGAACCGGTATACATACAGCGAGCTGGCGCAGGAAATCAGACATTCAGAAGGAGCCGTCAAGCGCCGGATCCTGGACCTTGGGATCGAAACCCGGCCAGTTCGGTGCCCCCCCCGAAAATGGACAGAGGAAGAAGTGGAAACTTTGTGCAGCATGGTAGATGCAGGATACGACTTCACTCTGATCGCAGAAAAGCTGAACCGCACAGCACTGGCCACACGCGGTAAATTTGAAAGACTGCAGAACCCGGAATACAACAAGCGATACAATCGCGGCCAGAACCGGGACTATGAATACCAGGGAATCAGAAGCATAAGTGGAAAAGGCATCCTGAAAGACAGAAGGCTGATGGATGGCGTAGAGTTCCAGGAACTGCAGCCAGCAACAAATCAATGAAGGAGGAAATGAAATGGCAGCCACCACGAATAAAGGCTTCGGCCTTTTATTTGAAATGGGATGCGGCAAGACCAGGACAGCAATCGCTATCGCAGGAGCCGCATACCAAAAAGGTGCGATCCAGAGAGTCCTGGTAATCGCACCAACGTCCGTCGTGTCGGTCTGGCCAAAAGAGATCGCAGAGGTCGCAGACTTCAAAGTGACCTGCAAGGCGCTCCTGGGAACGAAGCAGCAGAGGATCCGAATGATTGAAGACCTGCAGGCGTTCCCATTCAAAGCATTAAAGGTCGCGGTGATCAACTACGAATCAACCTGGAGAGATGGACTATTCGAAAAGCTCCAGGAATACGACGCTGACCTGATTATATGCGATGAGAGCCAGCGAATCAAGACACACGACGCAGAGCAGAGCAAAGCAATACATAAGTTAGGAGACCAGGCGAGGTACAAGCTCATCCTCTCCGGAACACCGGTGCAGAATGATGCAATCGACATCTGGAGCCAGTACCGGTTCCTGGACGCTTCGATCTTCGGCCGGAACTTCTATCAATTCAGAAACCGGTACGCGATCATGGGAGGATTCAACCGGAAGCAGATCGTCGGATACAAAGACCTGGACGGTCTGATCCGAAAAGAGCACTCGATCGCATTTAGAATCACGAAGGAAGAAGCAATCGACCTGCCGGAGCAGACGTTCATCAAGAGGAAGGTCCAGCTCGGCAAAAAGGAAAAAGACCTATACAACCAGATCAAGCGAAGCAGCTATGCAGAGTTATCCAACGGAGACAAGATCACGGCCACAACCGTACTGACAAGGCTCCTGAGACTGCAGCAGCTGGCCGGAGGATTCCTGGTCACAGACGACAGCGACAAGCCAGAGCTCGTCAACACAGCGAAGCTGGATGCGCTCCAGGATATCATCGAGGACTACGTACTAGGCGCAGGAAAGAAGCTGGTAATTTTCGCAAGGTTTATCCCGGAAGTAACCGCCATCATGAAAATGATAGATAAGACCTTCCAGAAGACAGGAAAGAAGCAAGTGGCCATCTACGGAGCGATTAAGAAAGAAGACCGCGGACCGATCATCAAACAGTTTCAGGAAGATCCGGACACCGTGATCATCGTCGGCCAGATCGACACTCTCGGCGTCGGAGTTACCCTGACCGCAGCAGACACATGCGTCTACTACTCGAAGAATTTCAACTACGCAACCTACGAACAGAGCCTCTCCCGCATCCACAGAATCGGCCAAAGGAACACCTGCACGTACATCGATCTGGAGACTGAAGGTACCGTGGATGAGATGATCGGAAAAGCCCTGGCCAAGAAGGAAGACATGGCAAAGACAGTCGTCGATGACTGGCGCGCCTACTTTGAATAGGAGGATGACATGAAATTGTTTGAAAAGATTAAACGCTTCATCAGAGGCGCAGATAAGGCAATAACCGATGTGATCTGCGAGCACCTGGATAACACAGCAGAAAAGCTCGAAAACTTCGCGAGGAACCTGGATCCTGAAGCATTCCAGGAATCAAAGATGCGTGAGTCGTGGGAAGGAAGACCGAAGACGGATCCAGAGACCGCAGCGCGACTGGCGCAGATGCCGGTCGCATCCTTAGAAGATGCGATCGCTCAGATATCAGAAGGAATGGCGCAAGCCGGAGTTGAAGCAGAGAAAGCAGCAGATGCCATCCGATCAGTAATCATCGCAGGAGAAAAGCCAGAGCTGCTGAGTCACCTGACAAACAACTGGCGCAAGATGCACGGTCTACCGATGCATCGAAAACCTGCAGCGTTCAGGAGAAGAAGGAGGAAAGGCAATGGAACAGGAAAGCAGAGTCAATAATCCAAAGCCGTGGATCGCGCAGCTATTCTGCAGACACCATGGCGAGTGGTTCAGAAGACAAGAGCCGTTCTGCAACCTGAGCGGCGAGACGCAGTATAAAGTCTGCACAAAGTGCGGAAAGAAACTGGATGAGAGATTTATTCCGAACTTTGACGGAAGCTAAGGAGGTGCCTAGATGGGCGGAAGGGCATGGAGCCAGGAGGAACTGATCCGGCTAGAAGAATTGACAGAAAAATATCCGCTCGCCACGGTAGCCAGGAAGCTGAACCGATCGGAAAATGCGGTCTTTCTTAAAAGGCAGCGGACCGGTATCGGAGGATTCATAGCGAACACAGACATGCTGACCAGGAACACCCTCTCGCGGATCCTGGGAGTTGAGAACCGGACAATCCAATACTGGGAGCGCAAAGGGCTGAAAAGCGTCCGGAAGAAGCCATACGTGATGTACCGGCAGCAGGACATCATCAGATACATGGAAGAACATCCGGAAGACTGGAATGCAGCCAGGATCACAGACGACTCCCTATTCATGAGATATGACTGGTACAAAGAAAAACGACGGACCGACAAGCCGAACCGGTACAACTGGACAGAAGCAGAGGTGAGCTGGATGAATACACTCCGACGCCAGGGCTTCACGATCAGAGAAATCGCGGAAAAGATGAACCGATCGGAGTCAAGTATAAAGTACAAAATGTACGGAAGGGAGAAGACGGATGGCAGAAATTAAGATCTGGCCACGCGGCCAAACAGAAACCGGAGGCATCCTGCTGATGCCGATGAAGAAAAACATCCCAACAGGGCATCCGGAATGGAGCCTAGTGAAGTGCCCGATCTGCGGGCAGGCGTGCTGGAGGCCAGTCACAAGACAGTACCTGCGGCAGCACAAAATGCAAGCAGCCTGCACAGAGTGCGGGCTCAAAATAGAAAGTAGGAGGACAAACCCATGAAACTGACAGAAATGCTCGGCCAGTATGAAGAACTTCTCGATAAGAAGGACACGCTGGACAAAGAGACCAAGGACAACAACGCAGCCATTGACAAGCTCAAGGCAGAGATCGCAGAAATGATGATCGACGAAGATATCCCGTCCCAGGGATACGGAGACTATGTCTACAGCCTCCAGGACAAGGTGAAGTACAGCAAGCGTGGAGACGCGCAGCTCATGGAAAAGGGCCTGGACTTCTTCGAGGTCTTGAGAGAACAGGGACTTGGCGACCTGATCAAAGAGACCATCAACCCAAGATCCCTGCAGAGCGCGATGAAGGAGATCGCCGACGAGAACGATGGAGAGCTCCCGCCTGAGCTCGATGAGGTCGTGAGCAGCTACGAGATGACTGACATCGCAAGACGGAAGTCAACTAATAAAGCCTTAAAGAAAGCCAAGAAAGGAGAGTAACAATGGAACAGATGGAATTCGATGTACGTCTGGAATCAGACAGGGAACTGGAGGAAAACGTAAACGTCGCGCTTGACTTCGCATGCAAGCAGGTCAAAGCCAACAGCAAAGCAAAGGTGCAGAACCGCCACGACGGATACGGTATCGCTTCGGAGTTCTATGCAAACATGAAGACCGGTACCAAGAAGGTGGATGAGAGCATGAAAGACTTCCTGCGCATACTTCCGACGGACGATGATGCAAAGGCAGTCGAAGCAGCCAGCAGTCTGAAGAACGCAGCCGCACAGCTGATGATCGATGCGACCAAGCTGGCCGCCCAGGCAGACAGAATCATGAACGACCTCTACGAGGAAGTCAGCAGCTACACCACACCGGTGGAAGATTACCTGAACGGATTCGAGGAAGCTGAAGCAGAAGGCGACGCGGATCCGCAGGAGGAAGAACAGGAGGATACTGAATAATGAGCGAAGAAAACTGCGGAATCTCCGTACACGAAGTAACACAGGTGAGAGTCTCCGATTCAGAAGGCAATGCAATGAATCCGGGCGACACCATCATCCTGAGAATTGACACCGAAGACATCCTCTGCGTATTCAAAGGAATCGAGAGCGGATACTTCATCACAGAGACGTGCGATGACGGAATCAGAAACCGCTACCGCGTCAAGAGCATTAAGAAATCCAAAGTAGTAAAGAGCGCATCAGTAGATGCAGCGGATGAGGAGGAATAAGAATATGGCAAAAGCAGAACTGGCAACCATGGAAGACTTCAAGATCGTAACCGGTATGGAAGCAATGGATGAGGAACTCAGAGCAGAGCTCGAAGATGAGATGGACGACCTGGACGACGATGGCGGCATTGATGCCAAGCACATCAAGATCCCTTCAGGCGGTGGAAAGGCCTTCGAGGTTGAGACAGACGATCCGGACGATCCGGAAGTCATGAAGGAAGTAACAGGCGTGATCATTTTCACGCACAGAATGAATGCCTACTGGGCGCAGAAATACGGAGAAGCAGGAGACGATGGCAATATCAATAAGAACCCGGACTGCAGCTCCATGGATGGCAAGCAGGGCATGTGCAGAGAGACAGGAGAGATCAGAACCTGCGACAACTGCCCTTATAACCAGTTCGGATCCGACGGAAAAGGCAAGGCATGCAAGAACATGCGCCGCCTTTACATCATGATGAGCGGACGCCCGGACATTTACCTTTTAACCGTTCCGCCAACATCCATCAAGGACGTCAACAAAGCCCTGAAGAAAATCATGGGACAGCAGCACATCCCATACAGCCGCATGATCGTGACATTCAAGCTGAACGTAGCCGAAAATGCAGACAAAATCAAGTACAGCAAGGTTACACTGGAGAAGACAGGACTGCTGCCGGAGGCACTGTATAAGACAACCGCAGAGCTCCGCAAGGCGATGAAGCAGAGCTATGAGAGCGTAGCAATCACGACAGATGACTACAAGGAAGCAGCACCGATGGAAGCAGCTCCGGAAGTCGGTGCCGACGGATTCATGCAGGCAGGCGACATCCAGGATGGAGAGCTGCCATTTGACTAAACCACAAAGCAGGGCGGCAAACCAGTCGCCCTGCGGAATTGGAGGAACAGATGGTTAAAAATTTACAGGACTACTTAAAGACCGGTAGAGATCCGGCCTACTTAAAGAACGGAGACACCATCACAGAAGAACTGGCCAGAGAACTCATCTGCGCAGGGGATGAGGATGGATGTCTGGATGGAGAATTTGAAATCACGCAGAGTAGGATCGTCGAGGACATCATCGGAGGCGAGGGCGTCTACGAGACCATCTGGCGAGAAAGCCCGGACCATCCGTGGACATACGTCGGACTGTGCAAGGCAGGAATGGATAAGAACCTCGCGCCGATCCACGCCAAGATGACATACGTCTGCAGCAAATACAGAGCCAAAAACGAAGTGGAGATGCAGCAGCACATCATGGATGCGATGGAGGCGTGCAGAGCGGTGCATGAACGTGGGGACATCCCGGTAGCACCGCACCTTTACTGGCCAAGATTCCTGGACGAAGGAAATCCGGAAGACAGGGACTACGGACTGCAGGCAGGAATGGAAGCTCTGAAGCGATGCGACCAGATGGTCGTGATCATCAGACAGGAAGGACCAGAAGAAGAATGGATCAGTCAGGGAATGCAGGCTGAAATCACTGCTGCGGCAAAGATGGGAATCGAGCCACAGTTCATTTATATAGGCAGAGAAAAGAGGTAACACCATGAACACGGCAGAAGTCGATCTCGACCGCCTGGTCGATTATGAAAGAGAATACAGAAGCGTCGTCAAAAAGGCGCAGGTTACCGGAGATCATATGATAGGACTCTGCCCGTTCCATGACGATTCTAAAAACAGCTTCTCAGTAGACCTGAAGACAGGACGGTGGCACTGCTTCAGCGAGGACATCGGAGGAAACTACGTGGACTTTGTGGCCAAGATAAATGGCATCAGCACAAAGGACGCATACAAGCGCATCATGGAAGACTACCATGTGGAAATGCCGGAGAAGGAAAAACCGGCAGCAGGATCCAGACGCAGCTACACCATGGAGCAGTACAGCTTCGAGAAAAGGCTGCCGGTAGAATTCCTCCGGGACACATGCCACATCAGCAACGACAAGGAAAGAAAAGACCAGACCACATACATGAAGATCCCGTACCTGAAGGAAGACGGTACCGAGGCCACGTACAGAAAGAGGTTCGCCGGTAAAGAATTCAGGTGGAGATACGGAAGCAGCGGAAAGATATGCCTTTATGGTGAATGGAGGCTCCCGCAGATCAGGCAGAGCGGATACGCCTGCCTGGTGGAAGGAGAATCCGACACGCAGAGCATGTGGTACATGGGAATCAGCACGCTGGGAGTACCAGGAGCCTCAATGTTTAAGGCTAACATGTGCGACCAGCTCCAGGACTTAAAGTTATACATTCACCAGGAACCTGATCAGGGCGGCGAGACGTTCATGCGAAAAGTCATCCAGGGACTGCGGGACGGTGGATTCATTGGCAAGGTTTACAAATTCAGCTGCAGCGCAATCGGAGGCATCAAGGATCCAAGTGACGTGTTCGTGAAATTTGGAAAAGAAGACGGAGCAGCTAAGATCCAGAAGCTCCTGGCAAGCGCAGAACAGATAGACCTTTCAGAACCAGACGTCATACCGGAATCCATCAAGGGAGCGCCGGTGAATCTCCGCCAGCCGGAAGGATGGATCTATTCAGACAAGGGAATCAGTCATATCGATGAGAAGACCTACGGACCGGTCATGGTCTGCAGAACACCGATCATCCTGACGCAGAGACTCAGAAGCCTGGAGACAGGGGAAGAAAAGATAGAAATCGCATTCAAGCGTGACGACGAATGGCACAGAGCGATCTATCCTAGATCAACGATCTTTACGGCCAGAGGCATCACTGTCCTGGCAGACCTTGGATGCACGGTAACATCAGAAAACGCAAAACAAGTCGTCCGGTTCTTGTCAGCCCTGGAAGCCGAGAACATCGACATCATCACAAAAGCAGATGCAACGTCCAGCTTCGGATGGCAGCCAGGAAAGCGATTCATACCGGGACACGACAAGGACATCGTTCTGGACATTGATCCGAGCCAGAAGGGAATGGCTGCAGCATACTGCCAAACAGGATCCTTCGATAAGTGGAAAGACACAATGCAGCCACACCGGTGCAGGGACAAGTTCCGGTTCATCCTGGCGTCAGCGTTCGCAGCTCCCCTGCTGCGGATCATCAAGCAGAGAATCTTCTTTGTTTACAACTGGGGATCCAGCAAGGGCGGAAAGACAGCAGGCCTCAAGGCAGCACTGTCTGCCTGGGGAGATCCGGAACGATTGATGGTGAACTTCAACGCAACCCAGGTCGGTCTGGAACGAACCGCCAGCTTTTACTGCGACCTGCCGCTCGGCATCGATGAGAGACAGCTGGCCGGAAAGAATCAGGAAGGACTGGAGAAGACAATCTACATGATCGCATCCGGTACCGGAAAGATCAGAGGCGCAAAGGGCGGCGGCCTGCAGACAATGAGGCAATGGAGAACCGTAGCCATGGCAACCGGAGAGGAACCACTCTCCACAGATACATCGCAGACCGGTGTCAGCACCCGTGTGCTGGAGATTTACGGCGGACCATTTGAAACGGAAGAACAGGCCAGCCTTATGCACCAGGAATCAACGCAGAGCTTCGGATGGGCAGGCCCGGAATTCATCGAGCACGTCCTGAAGGTTTCAGAGAAAAGCATCTGTGACAAATACGATGAGATGCTGCACTATGTGATGTCAATCGCGAAAGGAAAGAGCGGAAGCCACGTGGCCGGAATCAGTGCGGTCGCACTGGCCGATGCCATGATAGACACCTGGTTCTTCAGAGACCAGGACGCACCGGAGCCGGAAGCGGATCCGAAAGAGAAGGAAGGGAAAGACAATGAAAAGAAGATAACGATCAACCAGGAATCATGGGACAGAGCAAAGAAGATGGCAGCAGCTATCCTGCAGGAGCAGATGGCTGCAGAGTCCGGAGACGTCAATGAGAATGCGGTCCAGTTCATCACGGACTGGGTGATCTCAAACAAGGCATACTTCGGAGAGAAAGCCATCGGAACGTGCCTCGGAACCATGAGCGAGTCCGGGAACGTGGCCTACATATTCCCGTCGACACTTAACCAGGCGCTGACCAAAGCAGGATACAGTCCAAGGAAGACACTCAAGTACATGGCAGATAACGGACTGATCGCCACGGCCAGCGAGGGACCTGAATCAAAGCAACGATACTCGGTCAAACGAAGATTCGATGGCCGGAGCTGCAGATTCGTAGAATTCAAGATCGGACAATTCAGCGAGAAGGACGACGACATCGAAGCTATGGCTGATGAGGCCGAGGAAAAATACGAGCAGCAATCGCTGACCGACTCGGACGGATTCATGACCATCCCGGAAGGAATGGAGGATGAGCTCCCGTTCAAATAGCAGGTGCAAAATTCGCCTGAAAATGTTCCCACTCAAAAAAGTGGGAACGCGAGTGGGAACGCGAGTGGGAACGCAGAAAACCCAGCAACCACGCGGCTTTTAATAGATATGTTCCCACTGTTCCCACTAATTCCCACTTATATATTGTTTCGTGGAAAATTTTGCACACGATGCACGAATTTTATGCATCATATGCAAAATTCCATAAAAACATGGTGTGTGTTTCAAAAAAGTGGGAACAGTGGGAACACCCCGCGCAAACCGCATAAAATAAGGGTTTGTCGCGTTCCCACTTCGAAAATGCAAAAGTGGGAACAGGAAGGAGTGGGAACGGTGGAATTAGACCTCAAAAAACTAGAGCAAGACATCGCAACCCTGCGTAAAAACAGGGAAAACGTGCCATTAGAACTCCTGAAAACCAAATACAAAAAGCCTTATGCAAAATTGAAAGAGGAAATTCGTGCACAATTTGAAATTTACATGAAAGAGCTCTCGCTTCTTGGAATTTTGAAAATAGGTCCGGACATGACCCCGGAAGAACAAAAAGAGATGGAAGCAGGCATCCAGAAAATCATCGACGAAGAAACTGCAGCGGGACATTTGAGAGAATGCACCAAGGCGGTATTTTATGAATTCAACCTGAGAAAGGCAGAGAATCTGGCCTGCGGATATTTCACCGAGAGAATCAAGTACGAAGTCTACGCACCATACTGGCTGAAGCACGTCAGCAAAGATCCGGAAGGAAGATACATCACAGACCTGCTGCCGGGAATGAAATGGCATCCGGAAAGCGGTGGCGCGTGGGTCGATCTTTCAAAGCAGAGCCTCACGCTCATGCTTCCGCCGACGCAGGCAGGGGTCGATGCGCAGCATGAGGCGGAGCAGGAGATCTTTAAAAAATATTTGAAAGAGGTGAAACAGACATGAGCTACCAGGGCAACAACCCGGAAGGATACCAGGATCCAACAGCCAACCAGGCAGTAGGTATCGTATCCAGAGAAGAAAAGGAAGCTGCTAAAGCAAAGAAGCGGACAACCAGGGAGTATGACATCAGAGCAGCCATGAAAGCAATCAGAGCAATCGCCGGAGCATATGGACTGACGATCGAGAACAGAATCACATTCAAAGACAAAGAAACGGAGGAAATATTCAGATGACCAACAAGGAAAGATTTATCGAATTATTAAGAAGTACCAAGAGAGAAGGAATCGAGAAGCTCATCGACTTCCTGGAGAAGACCGACTTCTTCACAGCACCGGCGTCAACCAGATTCCATATGAGCTGCGAGGGAGGACTGCTGCAGCATTCGCTCAATGTTTACGACTGCCTGGTCAACCTCGGAACCACGACCGGAGACGTTCAGGAATTCCAGGCTGCAGGCATGAGATTAGACTCCATCCCACAGGAATCCATCATCATCGTGGCGCTGCTCCACGACCTCTGCAAGGTGAACTTTTACGCCACAGAGATGCGCTGGCGTAAGGATGCCAATAACAAGTGGGAGCAGTACCCGGTATACGCGGTCAACGACAGAAACCCATACGGACACGGAGAAAAATCAGTCATGATGGCATCAGAGTTTATCCACCTGACCATGGAGGAACGATACGCGATCAGATGGCACATGGGAATGAGCGAAGCCAATATCATCCAGACATACTGCCAGGCTGCAGAGAAATACCCGCTGGTATTATTCACGCACATGGCGGACCAGATGGCCACAAGCTACCTAGAGACCAACACCGGAAATAAGAAGCCGGAAGACGTCTACCTCGGAACAGAACCGGCAGTGCAGGATCCGGAAGAATTCGCAGAGGCAGAGCCTATCTAACAGGAGGGCAACCATGAACACAGAAAGAGACGACAGAGAGCAGATCGAGGCCATCAGAAAGATGATGGCCGAAAAGGAGGAAAAGAAGCGTGCTAGAGAAATACGAAAAGGACTTCGACGAAAACGAATTCGTGCGTTCCTTCATGGAAAGAAAGCAGATAAGCACTAAGAAGCAGGCGCTGGCTGAGCTTCGGAAGCTAATCAAGAAGGAAGGATACTATCAGACAAAAATCAAGGAAGCCCTGAAGAAACGATATCCGGAAGCCTTCGTGGCCAAGATCTCCCAGGGAGCATACAGCCAGGCAGGAATCCCGGACGTCATGTTCATAAAGGACGGTCACTACTTCGGATTTGAGGTCAAGCGTCCAGTCGTCGGAATCAGATCCAAACTGCAGGAGCAGACAGCCAGGATGATCCAGGCCGCAGGCGGAACCGCAGCGTTCATCTGCTGGCCAGAGGAAGCAATCAGAGAGGTGGAAGAATATGAAAAGAGCCAAAGATAAATACATGATCAACCGCACCAAATACAAAGACATCAAGAGATATGACCACAAGCAGATGGAGGACTTTCTGACAGACGTCTACAAGAACGGATACGCAGACGGAAAAGAATCCGTGCCCGGAGTGGAGCTTCAGGACGTGGAAAAAGCACTGCAGGATGTCAAGGGCATCGGACCGGTCGTGTGGAATAGAATCCAGGAGCGCCTGGCGGAACTTTTCAGAAAGGAGAGCGCATGAAAGCATTGACAATATGGCAGCCATGGGCGCAGCTCTTGGCAACGGGAACAAAAAGCATCGAGACCAGAAGCTGGGGAACAAGGTATAGAGGGCCTATCTTGATTCATGCAGCAAAGGTAGACCATCAATACATAGTTTTACGATACCCACATGAATCATTTCAATATTTTGAGGAAGCAGAAGCCATTTACAAAGACTTCCCGCTCGGAGCGATCATCGGGCAGGCGAACCTTGCTGAGTGCATTCAGATGGATCAAGGCTACTGTGACCGGATGAAGGAACAGAATCCGGAAGAATATGCGTTTGGAAATTACGAGCCGGGAAGATATGCGTGGGTTATGAAGGATGCGGTGCTTTTCGACAAGCCGATACCGGTAAAAGGAAGACAAGGATTGTGGAACTGGGAGGATGACGCCAATGAGTAAAAGAGAGCCATTGAACCAGGAACCGCTCACCATTGAAGAACTGAAGACGATGGCCGGACTTCCGGTCTGGTGTCCAGACGAAGAAGCATACGGAATCGTGATATGCGACAGCATAGGCCAATGGGCTGGAATCCCGTTCTTGCACGGAGTCTGGTATCATGACGGAATCGGCGTAGAATTCAACCATAACATCATCGGACGAAAGCTGAAATGCTACAGAGTCATCGATGAGAAGGAGGCAAGCAATGAGTAAAAGAGAACTGAAAAAGCAGCAGGAAAGAGCCACAAAGCACGGATGCGATGGAAGATGCTACTGGGAGACAGGAATGTGCCCGGCGGTCGAGGTCTGCGAGGAAACCAGAGCCGGAGAGTTCATGGCAACCGTGATCGGAGGCATCATGGTCCTTTTGATGATGGCAGTCCCGCCAATCCTGCTGGCCGGAGGCGCGATAGCACTGATCTGGGCGATCATTCAGACAGTTCTCGCGATTTAGAAGGAGGAAAGCAGATGGACATCACAAGAATTCACGAATACACAGACATATACATGGAAGCGTACATGAGAGCGCTTAACAAGACGCACAACGCAGACCTGGCAGTCCAGGTAGCCATGGGCGTAACATTCGCAGTCACCAATACGCTGGAAGCACAGAAGCCAAAGACAGAAGCGCAGCCGCAGGCACAAGGAATCAATCCTGCCGCACTCCTGGCGGCGATGTTTGCAAATGCAGCCAACCAGCAGCCCCGCGACGACACCGGAAACGAGAGCGACGACGATGAATAAGTCGGAAAAATACAGTGAAATCATTCTCCTGGGGCAGATGCTCCAGGAGAGAAAGATCGAGCATGAGCAGCACGACCTATACGACGGATATCAGATCATAGTCCCGCTGCCAGGACAGACGAAAGAGATTTCCATAATTGAACACGCGGGAAGTTATGGAAGTGTCATGAACCTGCTGGAGATATGGGCCGAGGGCGAAATAAAAGGATTTCTGTCAGCAGAACAGACGCTGCGGATCATTAAGAATATCAGAGGGAGAGAGTCCCCGAATTAACAGCATAAAAAGAACGAAAAGGAGAGAAATGCAATGCAGGAAATCAACGAAGAAATGGAGAACGATAGATCAGTATTAGAATGGATGCTCGGCCAGTACGTCCGAGCGAAGCGCCGAAAAAAACAGCTTGAGGTCCGGCTTCTTGAGATCAATGCCGAGCGTGACTCTCCGATCGGAGGCCAGGGATACGATCCACTGCCACGAAGTGGAGGCAACAACGAAGGCGCAGCCGGAATCCTTATGAAGCTGGCTGATATCGAAGACAGAATCTACGAGCAGAAAGCAAAGGCCGATAAGTCCATGGTTAACGTGGCGACGATCCTGAACTTTTTACCGGAGGAATCAATGGAGCGCGAGATCTGCGAACTTCGCCATCTTGATGGCCATGAATGGGGAGAGATCGCAGAGGGAATCCCGATGTCAAAAAGCCAGTGCCATAGAATCCACAAGGCTGCCATGTACGAGCTTCTGGAATTTAACTACGTGAAAGAGCTCGTCGCAGAGAACCGGGAATCATATGAATATTATATCGAGAAAAAAGAGGAAGCCAGATACCGTCGCGAAAATAGGGCAAGAAAAAATCCGGAAAAATAAATCCGGAAAAATTCTCCGGAAATTTCTACGCAGAAAAATCCGGAGAAAAAAATTCGACTTCGCGAAGCCGGAAAAATAAACCAGAAAAAATAAAGCCCCGCACACAGGGGCGAAAAATCAAGGCTAAAAATTCCGGAAAATACAGGGCGAAAATAAAGGCCTTTTTCAGAAGCCCCTCCAGGAAGGCCGCAATAAAGGGCCGGAAAATAAGGCCCAGCCACACAGCCCACAGGGCAGGCCCATGCACAGGGGCGCACACAGCCCACCCACACAGGGCAGGCCAGGAGGCCAGGACACCGGGCACACAGCCCACCCACACAGTACAGCGACCAAGGGCACCAGCAGGCAGGGCAGCCCAGGCACCAGAGGCACAGCACACAGGGCAAGCGAGAGAGCGCGGCAGCCACGCACGCAGCACACGCGAGGCACAGCGGCCAGGGCAGCGAGCCAAGGCACAGGCCATGCATCAGATGAAAGATGCGACTCCATGCACCACTTGCATGTGGTATAGTAGTAGCATCGAGGCAGGCGGATGAGAGAGGCGGCCCAGCCGAGAAGCAGAGCGAACTCCCCACGCTCTAAGCAAAGACAACAGCCCTACATCGAAAGAGATCAGCGCAGCAGCTGGTCTCTTTTGCTTTGTCAGTAATGCACAATCGTAGGTACTACTTTTTGTTTATTTTGCCAGCGGGGCGAGGAAGGCCCGATGCTTTCCCGGATATGACCTTAATTTTTTTTCGCGTTTCGTTACGCCCAGCCCGGTACATCAAGGAATTTATAACAGATTGGAGGCAGACCGGATGACAACAGAAATGAAAATGGAGACACGAAGCCTGGCCAGCTTGCGCCCGGCGGAATACAACCCAAGAGTCCAGCTGCAGCCAGCCGATCCAGAATATCAGAACATCAAGCGCAGCATTGAAACCTTCGGATACGTGGATCCGATCATCGTAAACCAGGACGGAACCATCATCGGAGGCCATCAGCGCTACAACGTCATGAAGGACCTCGGATATACCGAAGCGCAGGTCGTCGTGGTCGATCTGGACAAGAATAATGAGAAGGCGCTCAATATTGCGCTGAACAAAATCACAGGAGAATGGGATGAGATCAAGCTGAAAGACCTGCTGCTCGACCTCGATCTCAATGATTACGATCTGACAGCGACCGGTTTCAGTTCCAAAGAGGTCGAAGACCTCGTGATCCGACTCGACAAGGACGTGGAAGCCGAAGATGACAACTTCGATGCCGACGCCGACTATGAATCCATCGAGGAGCCGGTCACCCAGCGCGGAGACATCTGGATCCTGGGCGACCATAGACTCATGTGCGGAGATTCCACTGACCTCGGCGACGTCAACACTCTGATGGGCGGCGAGGAAGCGGACCTCGTGATCACGGATCCGCCGTACAACGTCAACTACAAGGACGGATCCATCAAAAACGACAACATGGACGAGGGATCCTTTGAGGATTTCCTTCAGAATGCATTCCTGGCCATGTTCGAGAACATGAGATCAGGAGCCGCAGCGTACATATTCCACGCAGACAGTGAAGGCCTGGCGTTCAGGCGCGCATTCAGAGATGCCGGATTCAAGCTGGCAGAGTGTCTGATATGGGAAAAGAACTCCTTCGTGCTCGGCCGCCAGGATTACCAGTGGCGCCACGAACCAATCCTCTACGGATGGAAAGAAGGCGCTGCGCATTACTTCATCGACGACCGAAGCCAGGACACAATCCTCCTGGAGGATGAACTCGACCTGGAATCCATGAAGAAGGAAGACCTGATCACATACATCAATCAGATCATCGCACAGTACAAAGACCAGACGACCGTCCTCTTTGAGAAGAAGCCGACAAAGAACGACGTGCATCCAACGATGAAGCCGGTAAACCTGGTCGGAAGACTGATGCGGAACTCCAGCAAGCCAGGATGGAACGTCCTCGATTTATTCGGAGGCAGCGGATCCACACTCATGGCAGCAGAGCAGATCGGCCGCCGGGCGTTTCTGATGGAGCTTGATGAGAAGTTCTGCGACGTAATCGTCCACCGATGGGAAGAATTCACAGGAAAGAAGGCTGTAAGAGCCGGGAAGTTGGAGGTGAGCCTATGATGAACCAATATGAAATCATGGCCGAAATTTTGCGGGGGGGGGGTACGCTCAGATGAGTGATGGAGAAGTAAAAGGCAGCTTTTATCGGACAGAGATCATCGCGCAGCTTTTCGGAGTGACCGTCCGCCGCGTGCAGCAGCTCACTCAGGAAGGTATCATATCCACCACCAAGATCCTGGAAGATGGAAAGAGCGTCCGAAGATACGACCTCGTGCCTACGATCCAGGCATACGTCAAATACCTATCGGACAAGGCCTACGGAAAGCAGCACCGTACCGATAAGGAGATCGAACTCAGGGAGCAGAAGATGCAGGCCGACATCGCCCTGAAGGAGAGCCAAGGAGAACTGCACAGATTAAAGACCGAGATCGCAGCCGGTCAGTACATCAGCGTAGAAGAAGTAAAACTCGACTACGCTAAATTTTTTGTTGTATTTAAGAAATTCGTCATGAGCATACCGGCCAGGGTAACCGGGATGCTTTCAGGGCAGATGGAACCGTCTGAACTGAGACGATGCGAAAAGGAGATAGCCGCAGAGGTAAACAGACTGCTCGGCGCATTCGTCGTGGCCGGAATCGTGGGACCAGAGGATGTGAAGAAAGATGGAACCCTTAAAAAAGAGAAGAATCCAGATTCGTAAATTCCAGGTAACACAGTACCAGGCAGACGCGCTCAAGCAGTTATGCCCGCCGGAGAACATATCGGTTTCAGAATGGGCCGAGAACTATCGAACCCTTGATTCTAAGACGTCCGCCCTTCCGGGACCATGGCGTAACGACAAGACGCCATACCTGAAAGAGATCATGGACGAACTGATCAACTACGACACGGAGAGAATCATCTTCGTAAAGCCAACGCAGGTCGGAGGAACCGAAGCCCTTCAGAATATGCTCGGCTACGTGATCCAGCAGGATCCGGCGCCAAGCATGATCGTATACCCAACGGACGTCCTGGCACAGAGTATCAGCGAAAACCGATTAGAGCCGATGATACTGGGAACCAAGACGCTGAAGGCTTTATACAACAAAAACGAATCGTCCAAGCTGGAGCTCCAGTTTGACGGAATGTACCTATCACTGGCCGGTTCCAACTCGCCATCGTCCCTGGCGTCGAAGGCGATCAAGTACCTCTTTCTGGATGAGGTGGACAAGTACCCCGGATCATCGAAGAAAGAGTCGGATCCAATCTCGCTGGCGATAGAGAGAACCAAGACCTTCCGAAACAGGAAGATCTACATGACGTCAACACCGACGCTGGCAACCGGCCACATTTGGAAGGCACTCATGGACGCGGACATCGAGAAGCACTACTTCATACCGTGCCCGCACTGCGGATCCATGATAGAGCTCAAATTTCAGAATTTGAAGTTTCCGTCCGGCGAGGACCTGAGCAACCAGGACAGAGCCGACATGGCATTCTATCAGTGCCAGGAGTGCGGAGGCAGGATCACGGATCAAGACAAAGAGAAGGTACTCAAGTACGGAGAATGGAAGACCGTGCGAGAGACCGGAAAGTACAACCGCAAGGTTGGATTCTGGATCAACACCCTCTATAGCCCGTTCGTCCGTTTTTCAGAAATCGTGGAAGAATTTCTGAACAGCAAGGACGATCCGGACAAGCTGCAGAACTTCACGAACTCATGGCTTGCAGAACCGTGGGAAGATACGAAGCTGAAGACAAGCGCCGACACCGTTCTGGAGAGGCAGACGGAGCGGCCGGAATTCACAGCGCCAAACTGGACGAAGTTCCTGACAGCGGGTGTGGACGTCCAGGAGACATCACTCTACTGGACAATCCGAGCATGGGGCAGCTACATCACCAGCCAGAACATCGCGCATGGCCAGGCGCTATCCTTCCAGGACATCGAGCAGATCATGAACACGCCATACTTCACCGAGGATGGCGAACAGCTAATCGTGGCGCTTTGCCTGATCGACTCCGGATACGACGCCGACAGCACGTATGACTTCTGCGCTTTGAATTCAGACTGGGCACTGCCGGTCAAAGGTTCCAACAACCCGATGCTGTCGCACTTCAAGCTCTCTAAGATCAACAAGCAAGGAAGTCAGGCATACGGAATGAACCTGGTGCTGGTTGATGGCGACAAGTACAAAGACATGATCGCCGGAAGAATGAAGAAGCCGAACGGTCGCGGAAGCTGGATGGTCTTCGAGGGATGCGACAGAGAATACGCCGAGCAGGTAACTGCAGAGCACAAGGTCAACGTCAAATCCGGAAACCGAACCGTGCAGCGATGGGTACCGAAGCGCAGCCACATCGACAACCACTACCTGGATGCAGAGGTATACGCACTAGCAGCCGCTGACATTTCAGGAGTCAGAACCCTGCACCTGCAGGACGAAGCCGAAGCGAAAGCCAAGGCGGAACGTCCGGAGGAAGCATACGCTCCGGAGGAAACATGGATCAGGCAAAACGAGAACTGGATATAGGAGGAAGACATGAGCGAAGAAAATAATCAAATCGACGGAAACGTCAGCACCGTGGAACTTCTCCAGGAAGTAAAAACAGCAATCCGAAAGATTCTGATCGGCGGCCAGTCCTATCAGATCGGTAGCCGTAAGCTGACAAGAGCCGACCTCTACCAGCTCAGAAAGCTAAAAGAGGAACTGGAGGCAGAGATCGCTGCAGAAGGTGACAGCAGCCTCCTGGACAACACATACGTCGCCTTCTTTGATGGGAGGTGAGAAAGATGAGCTGGATAGATGACCTTGTCGCATGGATCAGCCCCGAAGCAGGAGCGAAACGTGCGGCATGGCGAATCGCATACCGTGAATACCGGAACTACGATGCAGGCAGTAGCTCCAGACTGAACGCAGGATGGAGAGCCGCGAACTATTCCGCAGAAATGACGGATAGATCGTCCAGAGACACGATTAGAGCCAGAGCGCGAGACCTGGAGCGAAACTCCGACATCGCGAATTCACTGATATCAGCATACAAGCGAAACGTCATCGGCGCAGGGTTCAACCTGCAGGCCAAGACGAAGAATGCCAAGTTAAACGCCGACATCCAGAAGCTCTGGAAGAAATGGTGCAAGGCAAGGAACTGCGACGTGACCGGAACGCAGACGCTGAACCAGATACTCCGAATGGCAGTGACCAGAAAGAAGATCGACGGAGGAATCCTGTTCATAAAGGTTTATACCAACGACGGAATGATCCCGTTTAAACTTCAGATGATCGAGGTTGATGAGCTCGACTCGCTGCAGGTTGGAACGACTGGAGATGGGAACAGAATCGTCAACGGTATCGAATACAACCAGTACAACCGCCCGGTCGCTTACTGGATTAGACAGTACGGAATCGACGGATTCACGATCGAGCAGCCAAGACGCGTCAAAGCGGATGATGTGATTTTTTATTTCACAAAACGACGCCCGACGCAGATCAGAGAAATGTCTGATATGAGCCAGACAGCCACCAGGATCCGCGACACGAACGAATTCATGACCGCAGTATCGGTCAAGGAACGAATCGCGGCCTGCCTGTCCGTGTTCATTAAGAAAACGCTCCCACAGGTCGGAATCGGAAGAAATGCAGCGGCAGAGAATGTCGGAAAGCATGAGTACGACGGAAAGACACTTACACCGGGAATGATCAAAGAGCTGAATGCCGGAGACGAGGTGCAGGTCGTAAATCCGACCGGCCAGGGAAGCGATGCGACATCATTCACGAAGCTGCAGCAGCGTATGATCGGAGCCGGGCAGGGCCTCTCATACGAAGCAACCAGCCGAGACATGAGTGAAACCAACTACGCATCAGCCAGACAGGGAGCCATTGAGGATGAGATGACCTACCAGGAGGAAGTCGAAGCAATCACAGCAATCCTCGATGAGATCTATGAGACATTCGTGATCAGCTGCTACCTGGCAGGACTGATCAAGGTATCCGGAGACTTTTGGGAAAAGAAGGACGAATACCTGGAGCACGACTGGATCAAGAGCCCGAAGAAGTGGATCGATCCACTGAAGGAATCCAGCGCAAACAAGACAGCGCTGAATACCGGCCAGAAGACATACAAAGAGATCGCGGCCGAGAGCGGTCGAGATTGGAAACAGCAGATCGATGACAACCTGGAAGTCCTCGAATACGCAAAGAAGAAAGGCTATGACTTAGGAGGTGTAATATTCGATGGCAAACTCGGAACTGAGAAAGAAAAAGAACCGAAGCCAGCGCCGCCGAAACCGGATGACAAGACCGGAAAAGGCGGGACCGGCAATGATGACCAGAACGCAGGCTCCGGAGAAGGAGAAGGCGAGTCAACATCAGACGAAGGACAGGAATAGAGGCCTGAGAGAACTGAGAGGTTCCATCAGGGCACTCGAAGGAGATGGCAATGAGCGCACGTTCGAGCTGAGCTTCTCATCGGAAGAACCATACACGCGATGGTTCGGCCAGGAGATCCTCGACCATTCAGCAGGATGCGTCGATTTGACGCGACTGAATGAAATCGGATGTGTGCTCTTTAACCATGACCGCGACGAAGTGATCGGAAAGATCACCAAGGCGTGGATAGATAACGGACGCGGAATGGCAACGATTGAATTTGATTCAGACGACGCGTCCGAAGTAATCTACCAGAAAGTAAAAGGCGGAACCCTCAAAGGCGTATCCGTGGGATACCTGGTAGATGACTGGGAGGAAGTAATGCCAAACAAGACATCGACGGATGGAAGATTCATGGGACCATGCTCAATCGCTAAGAAGTGGGCGCCTTACGAAATCAGCATAGTCAGCGTCCCAGCGGATCCGACCGTAGGCGTGGGAAGGGAGCTGGAAGAAAAATCAGAACCCGGAACACAGGACATCCCGCTGGAAGTCTATGAGCGGCAACTTCAAATAAACAAAAACTTTATGGAGGTAAAAGAAAATGACGATTGAACAGATGATCGCACGTCAGCAGGAAATCGTAAACGCTGCAAGAGCCGCAGGTCGCAACATGACACGCGAGGAATCCGCAGAGTTTGAATCCCTGCAGAGAAGCATCGACGCAGCTAGAGCAGCTGGTGCTGGCATCGCCCATGGCGGCCAGAGTTCCACTCCTGCTGCTGCACCGACAAACAACAACGGTAACCAGAGACAGCAGACCGGCGAAGGAGATCCGGAGCCTGATCCTCAGACAGCTCAGAGAGCTATCGAGAATGAGAGAGCCAGAATCCGCGAGATCGAAGGTCTCTGCTCAGAATTCGGACTCGACGCAAGATCCTACATCGACAACGGATCCACGGTGGAGCAGGCAAGAGCCGCAGTCATTGAACACTTGAGAAGCCAGAACGCACCAGTGGCAACAGGCATCCAGGTGACAGATACCGCCGAGGACAAATTCAGACGCGCAGCCGCTGATTCACTCCTTATGAGAAGCGGTATGACATTAGAGCGTCCGGAAGACGGAGCCAGAAGCCTCATGGGAATGTCCATCAGAGACCTCGCCATCGAGTGCCTGCAGAGAGACGGATCCAACGCGACCGGCCTCAACAGAAAGAGCTCTGATGAGCTTTACACAATGATGGCCAGAGGCTTCTACAATCCGGAAGCAGCATTCCCTGCAATCCTCGACCAGACGATCGAGAAGGCATACAAGGAAGGCTACCGCAAGGTATCCGTAACTTTTGACAAGTTCACCAAGAAGGGATCCCTGAAGGACTTCAAGAAGCACGACAACTACTACGTAGCTGGACCGGTTGGCGAGTTCTACGAGGTACCGGAGAACGGAGAGCTCAAGCATGATGTATTCAGCGATGCGAAACTTCCGCAGAGACAGCTGAAGACATACGGCCGCCAGTTCACTCTCTCCAGAAAGGCATTCATCGATGATGACATCAGCCTCGTAACAAGCCTCCCTGCAAGATACGCAGCAGCCGCAAGAAAGACCATCAACAAGCAGGTATACCAGATCCTGATCAACAACTCCAGCATTTATGACGGAGCTGCACTCTTTGGCAAAGAGCACAAGAACCTCCTCGCATCCGGTACCGGAGTAACCCAGGAGGCAATGCAGACCATGATCATGGCGCTGGCAAATCAGAAGGACCAGTTCGGAGAGAGCATCATCATCAACCCGGCAACAATCGTGGTTCCTTCAGGAATGAAGTTCGATATGTACACTTTATTCTACAGCCCGACAATCAACACTACCGACAACACCCAGGCAGTGAACCCGCTCTATCAGTACAGAGACAGCATCGAGGTAGTCGAGGATCCGACAATCAATGCACTCTGCGGTGGACTTGGCAACGTAATGCCATGGTTCCTGATCGGCGATCCGGGAGACACAGACTTTATCGAGGTCGACTACCTGAACGGACAGGAGATCCCGAACATCAGAAGAATGGAAGCACCTGGACAGCTCGGTTTCATTTGGGATATTTACCTCGACTGGGGCATCAGCGTCATGGATTACCGTGGAGCAGTCAAGAACCCTGGAATCAAGGTAGATACCAAGCTGAAGCTCGTCTAAGAGGAAGGAGGAATAGATCATGGCAACAGCAGCATTCTGGCAGCGCGGCGAGACTATCGATCGCGTAAATAATACAGCCAAAACAATCGAAGCCAACACCATCCAGGTGATCGGTAAGAGAATCGGAGTCGTAGCTATGGAAGCGGCTCCGGGGCAGAAGTACAGCGTAAACGTAGTAGGCGTTTACAGCTTCCCGAAGAAGGCCAGCGAGGCGATCACAGCCGGAGCAGAGGTCTACTGGGACAGCACTAACGGAGTGATCACCGCAACGGCCGACTCCAACATCCTCGCAGGCTACGCCATCGCAGACGCAGCCGCTGCGGACGCGACCGTATCAATTAAGATCAACGCCTAAGATGAAGCTCGTAGCAGTTCGACCGATCTTATACCGCGCACATCAGTATGAGGTCGGCGATGAGCTCCCTGATTCGGAGATGAAGCAAGCCTGGCTGGATGCCGGAACCGCCGTAATGACAGAGGATGAGCCTGCGGTCAAAGTTCCAAAGGCAACACCGCTGACAGCGCAGCCAGGTCAGATCGGAATCAGCAATAGTGGCAACGAAGATGATCTCGCAGGCAGACTACCGAAGACCATCGAAAGAGAAACCAAGGCGCCAAGCAGGAGCCGGAAGAAATGAACTTCAAAGACATAATCGCGTCAGATGTGCATGACGCATTCATGAACGCGGAAGAATTCTCCGAAATGCATATGATCAACGGAGTGGAGATGCCGGTACAGGTCGACTCCAACGAACAGATCGAGCGTGAAAAGAGATTCAACCAGCACATGGATGGAATTTATAAAAACCAGAAACTGATTTATGTATCAGCCACCGACTATGGACCGATGCCGAAGCAGGGAACCCTGATCAAATTCGACGGACGACCATACAAGGTGGCTGATGCCATTTCAGAGGACGGAATCTACTCACTTACACTGGAGGCGAACAGAGCATGATCGAATACCAGGTAGATGAACAGATGCTGGAGGAAGTCCAGGCAAAGCTCGGAGCCATGAAAGCCAAAGCGCCGACGGTAATATCGAGAGCCCTGAATAAGACAGCAACGACAGCGCGAGTAGACCTCGCAAGCAAAGCGCAGGCGACCTATACGGTAAAATCCGGAGGCTTCAAGAAAGATATGACGATCAAAAAGGCATCCGCAGGAAGATTGGAAGCGGTGATTCATTCAGAAGGAAGGCCGCTCGACATTGATAGATTTCATATCACAGCACCAAAGAAGACCGGAGCCAAGGCTAATATCATAAAAGGCGGCGGTCTGAAGCAGCTGATCAAGGGTAACATTAAAGCCTTCAAAGGAACCGGAAAGCTGAACGGAAAGATTTATCAGCGAGTCGGAACCGAGAGAAAGCCGCTCAAAAAGCTGAAATCCAACTCAATCCCGAAGATGATCGGTAACGAGCAGCGGGTGTACGGAATCGTAAAACCGTCCATCGACCGGAACCTGCAGCATTACGTGGAACAGCAAATAGAATTACTCACAAAGTAGGAGGAAGACAATGACACCATGGAACCTTCAGACAGCACTAATCGCTGAAATCGAGAAGCTCCTGGCAGACATGCAGATGGAAAATGCTGCAGGCGAGATCGTGACCGGAATCAAAGGCTACGAACAGAGACTGCCGGAAGTCACAGAAGATGAGGAAGACCAGTCGCAGTTCTTCCCCTATTTTATTGTTCGAATTGAAGAAGGAAACACACCGTCAGACGATGAGCCGTGGCTGGTCGGCACGACGGTGTTATTTGGAATTTATGACGACAGCAAAGAAACGAACGGACACAGAGCAATCATGGCCGCAATGGATAAGGTCATGAACAGATTTCTGGAAAGACCGCTCCTGGATAACAAATTCAGAGCCAACCAGAATGTCAGCTTTGCACTTCAGGACGAAGACACGTATCCGTACTACTTCGGAGGCATCGACATCAAATTCTATGTACCAAAAATAGGAAGGAGCGATGACTGGTCATGAGCGATTCAGTAAAAGCGCCGGAGGAAGCAAAAGCACCGGCAAAGAAGAAGCAGCCAGCAGCGAAAGCGCCTGAGACAGTCCTCTACGTGGGACCAACGATCAATGGCATCGCGATCACTGGCACAGTTTACAGTTCCATCCCGGAAGCCGCAAAGGCAGCCAGGGAGAAGGCACCAATGATCCTGAACCTTTTCATTCCGATCAGAGAGTACGGCACAGCCGAACAGATGATCAGAGAAAAGAGAGGATACATCTACAGCGCATACACAGAAGCGCTGAAGCTCAAGAAAGAAAAAGGAGGTAACAACTAATGAGCATCAAGCATGGAATCTACATCCAGGAAGAAGCTACAGACGTCCAGGTCGCACAGACCGGAAGTAGCTCCATCCAGGTAGTCGTAGGAACAGCCCCGGTCAACATGGCCGAGAATCCAAGCGAGGTCGTCAATGTTCCGATCCTGGCCAATTCAGCGACCGAAGCAATGGCAGCGCTCGGATATTCCGTAGACTTCCAGAAGTACACACTCTGCCAGACGATGTACGCAACAGCGAACCTGTTCCAGGCAAGCCCGGTCGTTTACATCAACGTACTGGATCCTAAGAAGCACAAAAAGGACCTCGCAGAAGCAGAGTACCAGATCAACCAGAAGCAGGCAGTGATCGAGAAAGAAGGCATCATTCTCGATGGCCTCACAGTTAAGAATGCGACCGGAGACGTAGCGCTGACACTCGACACAGACTACAGCGCAGCATTCGACAGTACAACCGGATTCCTCACAATCACGATGATCGCAGGAGGCAAGGGAGAGAACGCAACAGCCATCAAGGTAAGCGGTAGCATCCTGGATCCTGACGCAGTGAAGAAAGAGGACATCATCGGAGCGGTGGATCCGTCCACAGGAGCCGAGACAGGAGCACAGCTCATCCGTCAGGTATACCCAAGACTCGGCGTCGTTCCTGGCCTTATCATCGCACCAGGCTGGTCACAGATCCCGGAGGTAGGTCTCGCACTTATCGCCAAGGCAGCGCTGATCAATGGCGTATTCAGGTCAATGGCACTGGTTGACCTCGACACAACCAAGGCCAAGAAGTACACCGACACCAAGAAGGTGAAAGAGGACTCCGGATACACAAGTCCGCACTGCTATCCGCTCTGGCCTTGCGACAGAGCCGGCGAGTACATCCTCGCAAAGTCTGCAGTGGTAGGTGCAGCAGTTGAGTACATCGACGCAGGCAACGACGACGTGCCGAACCTTTCACCGTCTAACCATTTACTCGGCGTTACAGGACAGTGCCTCGTAGATGGCACCGAGGTCGTAGTCGACCAGGACCAGGCGAACACAGTGAACAGCTACGGAGTAGCAACAGCGATCAACCAGAACGGATACCGCCTCTGGGGCAACTACACCGGAGCATATCCGGCCAGCGCAGACGCGAAAGACATCTGGTTCCCGGTACGCCGCATGTTCAACTGGCAGGGAAATAACTTCATTCAGACCTACTTCGACAAAGTAGACAATCCGATGAATAACGTCCTCGTCCAGAGCGTAGTCGACAGCGAGAACATCCGCTGCAGCGCATACGCACCGAAATACTGGGCCGGAGCGTCCATCGAGTACCTGACAGATGACAACCCGAAGACATCTATCCTCGCAGGAAAGATGGTCTTCAGACAGCACATCGCACCGTACACACCAGCGCAGGACATCGAGAACATTCTCGACTACGACACGGACGCGCTGGCATCAGCAGTAGGAGGTAAATAATCATGGCAAACATCATCCCTGAAGTATTAAACCACTTCAATATTTACAACGATGCCGATGCCCTCGTCGGAGTTTCCGGCGAGGTTGAACTTCCGGAGCTTGAGGCAATCACGGACACCGTGGAAGGCACCGGAGTGCTTGGCGAGATTGAGGATCCGGTAACTGGACAGTTCTCCAGCGCCACAATCAAGATCCCGTTCGCAGTTTTATACAGCGACATGTTCTCCATCGTAAATACCACGAAGCCGCCACTCTTAACACTCAGAGGATCCATGCAGTGCACAGATCCGAAGACAGGAGAGACAGGATACTACCCGATCAGAGTCGTTGTTCGAGGCAAAGCCAAGACGACAACTCTCGGCAAGGTGGCCAAGGGCAAGAAGATGGAGTCAGAAGTAGAGCTGGAGATCTTATACATCAAGGTCGAGATCAACAATTCCGTCGTTTTAGAGCTCGACAAGCTCAATTTTGTATTCGTATTAAACGGACAGGACATGCTGGCACAGATCAGAAGCCAGTGCTAATTAACAGGAGGAACGCAATATGAGTGAAAAAGTCACAGAAATTACAAAGCAGGAAGATAACGAGATGAAGCTCAAGCTCAGCAAAGAGTACGACTTCGAAGGACAGAAGATCGGAGAGATCGACCTCTCCGGTTTGGACAACTTAACAGCCGCGGACATGATCCAGGCCAACAAGGTCCTCACAAACAACGGAACGGTGTCAATCCTTCCGGAGACAACGCTGGAATACGACCTCATCATCGCAGCCAACGCGCTGAAGATGCCGATCGAATTCTTCAGACAGTTAAAGCCTAAAGATGCGATGACACTCAAGAACAGAGTGACGTCTTTTTTATTCGGCGAGGACTAAATCCTGCGGACTTCTCAGATTTGCGGAAATGCTGTCTAACCCTGTCGCTGAATCTCAGCACAGGGTTAGATTATTTTTTGCAAATGAACATCTTTGACCTTATTGATTTATGCGCCGATTTGAAGGAGGTGACACCTAAGAAATGAGCGAATACGAGGTAGCGATTAAGATCGCCGGAAAACTTGATAAATCCCTCCAGGCATCCGTGAACAGCGCACAGAAGATGCTCGGAAGCCTGGGAAAAGGCGGCCTATCATCCGCATTAACCGGAATCGGAAATGCGATGGAAAGCACCGGAAAAGCACTCACTGCAGGAGTCACGATGCCGGTAATCGCGCTCGGAGCAACATCCGTGAAAGAGTTCGGATCCGTGGACAAGTCCATGAAGCTCGTCCAGGCAACAATGGGATCCACCAATGAAGAAGCGGCAACACTGGAAGCAACCATGAAGAAAGCGGCCGCCAATTCCGTATTCGGAATGCAGGATGCCGCAGACGCAACGCTGAACTTCGCCCGCCAGGGCTTCAATGCAGCGCAGGCCGGAGCAATGCTGACGCCAGCGCTGAACCTGGCAGCAGGAACAGCGACAGACCTGTCCACCGTAACCGGAGGACTTGGAAACGCGCTGAAGATGTTCGGTAAGGACGCCAACTACGCAACGACTGCTGCAGATATCCTATCGACAGCACAGGCGCAGGCAAACACGACCGTCACGGACTTATTCGATGCTATGGCAACAGCAGGACCGATCTGCAGCTCAGTCGGGTGGTCAATGTCTGACCTGGCCGCAATCACTGATGTATTCGGCGACGCCGGAATCAGTGGAGCTGAAGGAGCCACGGCACTGAAAACAGGTCTGGCCAGACTAGCAAGTCCTGCCGCGGACGGAGCTGCCTGGATCAAAAAGCTAGGCCTGGAGATATTCAATTCAGATGGATCAATGAAAAGCATGGTCGACGTGCAAAAGCAGCTGCATGATAGCTTCCAGGGCTTAACCAGCCAGGAACAGATGAGTGCGGCGGCCGCAATCTTCGGAAAAAACCAGATGGCCAAGTGGATGACGCTGATCAACGCATCACCAGACCAGGTGCAGAAGTATGCAAGCTCGCTGGAAGCAGCGACCGGAAGCTCACAGAAGATGGCAGACGCACTTCTATCCGGAATGGGCGGATCCCTGGAGAAGCTGAGTTCATCATTCGACGTATTCAAGTATAACGTCGGAGGAATCGCCAGCGAGGTCTTGAAGCCATTCGTGGATAACTTGACTGGGCTGATTGATAAATTCAACAACCTGGATCCGGCAATGCAGAAGACCATCGTGAAGTGGGTAGCAATCGCAGCCGCAGCTGGACCGGTTCTGATCATCGGAGGCCGAATCTTCAAACTGGCAGGATCCATCGTCGGAACATTCGGAAAGCTCGGCAAGGCAGCAGCCAGCGTGGCCAAGAAAACAAAAGGAATGTCCGGACCAGTTAAGGAAGGAAGCAACGTAATGTCCGCAGCCGCAAAGAACGCGCTCGGATTCGGTGTCGGATTCGCAGCAGCCGCAGCAGGCGTGTGGATTTTAGTGAAGGCAGCCAAGGAGCTCGCATCAGCTGGACCAGGGGCGCAGGTCGCAATCGTCCTGATGGCCGGAGCAATCGTCGGCATGATGGCAATCGCGGCACAGCTCGCACCGAAGCTGCAGGCAGGCACGCAGGGACTGATTGCATTCGGAGGCGCGGTATTGATGGCCGGAGCAGGAATGAGCCTGATGGCACTGGCAGCGACGCAGATCGCAGCCGCAGGACCAATGGCACTCGGAGCACTGGCACTCATGGAGGGCGGCATGATCGCACTTCTGGCAGTCGCCGGAGCAATGGGACCACAGCTCGCTGGAGCATCTGCAGGACTTCTCGCGTTCGGCGGGGCAGTTTTAATGGCATCAGCCGGTATGAGTTTAATGGCTATAGCCGCAACTCAGGTGGCAGCCGCAGGACCGCTCGCAGTCGCAGCTCTCACGATCATGGAAGTAGGAATGATCGCAATGATGGCAGTAGCCGCAGCGCTTGGACCAGCACTCACGGCCGCATCCGTCGGCTTGGTAGCGTTCGGAGCTGCAATCGTACTGGCCGGAGCAGGATGCCTGATCATGGTGCAGGCTGCACAGCAGATCGCAGCCGCAGGACCAGCCGCACAGATCGCGCTCGTGGCACTGGGAGCTGGACTGATCGCATTCGGAGCAATCGCCGGAGCATTAGCACCGGTTCTATTAGCAGGAGCTGCAGCAATCGCAGCACTGGGAGCAGCGCTCGCAGTCGTGGCCGCAGCCGCAATGTTAGGATCCGCAGCGCTGGCAATCATGTCGGTTTCACTTCCTCTGCTCGTGGCTTACGGCCAGCAGGGAGCATCGGCAATTCTGACACTCGGAGGAGCACTAACCGCATTCGGAGCATCTGCAGCAGCATGTGGAGCAGGCGCACTGGTAGCAGCCGCCGGACTTTTAAGCATGGCAGCCGGAGCAATGGCAGCCGGAGCCGGAATCCTGGTATGCGGGGCAGGCGCTATGGTATTAGCCGCAGCAATCGCCATGATCGCAGCCGGAGCAACAGCCAGCACGGCATCGTTCATGTTACTGGCAGTAATGGTCCGTTTATTCGGAACCGCAGCAACATCAGCAACAGCACCAATCCTAGCGCTCACAGCGGCGATGTTACCGTTCGCAGCGGCCGCACTCGCAATGGCAGCCGGAGCAACAGCAGGAGGCGCAGCCCTTCTGATCCTTGCAGCCGGAGCATTAGCCGCATCGGTCGGCATGGTACCGCTCGCAGCAGCCCTGGCGCTTGCAGCAGCATCGGTGGAAATCATCGGAGCCAGTGCAAAGGCAGCTGGATCGGCGCTTAAATCAATGGCCAAAGGTGCAACAGGAACCGCGGCCAAGATGGCAATCATAGCCGCAGGGGCAGCACCGCTCGCAGCAGCCCTGGCACCACTGGCAGTCGCAGCCGCAGCGGCAGCAGCCGCAGTCCTGGCATTAGCTGCAGGAAGCACGGCAGCAGCGGCGGCAATCATGCTCTTAGCAGCCGGAATCACGCTGACAGCCGGAGCACTGACACTTTGCAGCGCATCTATCGTGGCATTTAAGGCAAGCGCAGCTGGAATCAATGCGGTAGCAACACCAACAGCCGCAGCATTCACAAGAATGGCAGTAGCTGTGGCACCGTTCACAGCAGCGATTACAGCACTCGCAGGACCAATGATGGCAACATCAGCATCCATGGTCGTATTCGCCGGAGGAATCACGGTGGCGGCCGCATCAGCAACAGCGCTGGCGATATCACTCAGAACCACAATGGCGACACTGGGAACCCTTGGAGCACTGACCACGGTATCCATGAACATGGTAACAGTGGCGATTCGAAACTCCATGACGCAGTCGAACCAGGCGGTGGTAACCGGAATCACCGCAATACGGACAACAACGCAGACCGGAATGACCACCATCGTGGCCGTGACCAGAAATGGCATGACCATGTTTGTGGTGGCAGTCAGAACCGGTGGAGCGCAGGCGGTAGCGTCCTGCAGAAGCACAAGCAGCCAGATGGTCGGAGCTTTCTCTGGTCTTTCAGGAAGCATGTACAGCGCCGGATCCTATGCGATGGCCGGACTTAGAAACGGCATCGCGGCCGGTGGAGCCGCAGCAATCGCCCAGGCACGAAGCATCGCGAACCAGGTAGCAGCAACCGTCAACAGCGCACTGAAAATTCACTCTCCATCAAGAGTTCTGGACCAGTCCGGACAGTTCGCAGGCCAAGGTCTCGCAGGCGGCATTCAGAAGACAGGAGCTCTCGTCCAGAAGGCAGCCAACGATTCACTGGTGCAGCCAGTCAAGGACGCAGGCTCAAAGACATTTGAGACGCCTACATTCGAGAACCGGTCGAGCGTGATCGGAGAGACAGTGAGCGCATTCACCGGAGAAAAAGCTGCAGCAAGCAGCAACAACAACCAGGCTGGCGGTCAGCAGTTCGTATTCAGTCCGACGTACCACTTCGAATCGGGAACACCGAAGAAAGAGGATGTTGTGGAGGCGAACCGTATGAGCCAGGAGGAATTTAAGAAAATGATGAAGCAGTACTTGCGGTCAGAAGGCCGCCGGTCATTCGCTTAGAAAGGAGGACATGAGTGGCCAACATTTACTACACGGAAGCCGGGGACACCTGGGACAAGATCGCATACGAACAGTATGGATCCGAGAAGTACATGGAGCAGCTGATCCTGGCTAACTGGGACAAGCTGGACGTCCTCGTGTTCTCCGAAGGGGAGGAAATTATCCTCCCTGAGCTCACCGATGAAGAACTGGACGACACGCCGGTATGGAGATCTGATTCAGACAAAGACGATGGCATACCGGCCGCGGACGATGAATCGGAGGTGGAGTGATGGCAGAGGCAAGACGCGCGGATCCTGATATCAGTTTCAATGGGAAAAGCGCAAAGAAATCGCTGGAAAAGATACTGGAGAAAGTGGAATACACCGATCCGGCATCCGGAAACAGCGACACCATATCCATCCAGGTTTACAACGTGGACATGAAATTCTTAAAAGGCTGGCTGCCGAAGAAGGGAGACCGAATCACAGCCAGCCTCTCCTTTCAGAACTGGAAAGCGGAAGGTGCGAACAAAACGCTATCCTGCGGTGATTTCCTGCTGGATGAGATGAAGATGGCCGGAGGACCACTCACAGCAACGCTGGGAGGAATCTCCATGCCGACGAATTCAGCAATCAAGTCCACAACCAGGACGAAGACCTGGAAGGACGTCACCACCAAGCAGATCGCCCAAGAGGTAGCAAAGAGATACGGCCTGAAGCTCGTATACGACGGACCGGTCTACAAAATCAAATCCATAGAGCAGACAGACAAAAGCGACAGCGCGTTTTTATACGATTTATGCAAGGACTACGGTCTCGGCATGAAGATATACAAGAACAAAATTGTGATTTATGGAAAAAGCAAGTACGAGAAAAAGAAAGCCAGCAAGACCATATCCCGTGCGGACTTCATCGATGACGACTGGGAATACGAAGACACGCTGGAAGGCACCTACACGGGAGCCAGAACCTCGTACAAAAAAGGAAAAGATAACAAAGAGATCAGCATATACATCGGTCTGGTTTCGGAAAAAGCAAAGAACGCCCGCACGCTGAAAATTAGTGAGCAGAGCGACAGCGAGAACGACGCAAGGGTGAAAGCCGCGGCCAAGGTCAACCTGGAAAATGAAAGCGCGACAACACTCAGCGGAACGATCTACGCAAGGCCTGAAATCGTGGCCGGAATCTGCGTAAACGTGAAAGATCTCGGAAAAGCAGACGGAAAATACTTCATCGACGAAGTAAAGACCACGGTAACAGACAGCGGAACCACACAAAGCATTCAGATGCATAAATGCCAGAAGCAACTGAGCGGCGATCCACCGCCAGCACCGAAGAAGGCAGCAGCGCCAGCCAAGAAGGGATACAAGGTCGGTGACATTGTAAACTACCACGGCGGCACACATTACTACAGCTCGTACCCAGGAGCCAAAGGATACAAAGCGAGAGCCGGAAAAGCGAAGATCACAAAGGATCCTAACTGCAAAGGAAACGGACACGCACATCCATGGCATCTGATCCATACAGACAGCACATCGAACGTCTACGGATGGGTTGACGAGGGAACATTCGATTAAAAAGGAGGAACACATGGCAGACAGAACCATCAGAATCGGGAAGGTCTCGTCCGTGGATTACGGAAGCGGTATGATCAAGGTCGTATACCCTGACCTGGACAATTCCGTGACCGACGACCTCCCATATTTAACTTTCAACGATGAATACAAGATGCCGAAGGTCGGAGCCAGCGTGCTGGTCGTTCACCTTTCCAACGGTGCTGCAGCAGGAATCGTCTGCGGCACTTACTGGAACGACGCGCACAAGCCACCGGTCAGCGGAAAGAGCGTCTACCGGAAAGACCTGGCACAGGCAATCGGTGAAGCCTTCCTGCAATATGGCAGCGGCTGCCTCACGATCCACGCACCGTCGATCACTCTGGCCACGAGTTCCGGAAGCATCACGGTGGGCGAGATCATTAAACATATCAAAGGATAGGAGGACTGCAGATGGCAACATATAAAGTCACAGCCAAAAGCGGACTGCGTGTCAGAAGCAGTCCGAACGGAAGAATTCTGACAGCGATGCCATACGGAACGACGGTCACCGGCGACGGAAAGAAGCAATCCGGCTGGTACCATGTTAAGTGCAAAGGAACATGGGGCTGGTCGTATGGCCAGTACCTGAAGACGGTCGCGGAAAAGAAAAAGACCGTGGCCAGCATTGCGGCCAAAAAGAAGCCGAAAAAGAATACCAAAAAAAAGACCAATACCAAGAAGAAAACTGACGCCAAGAAAAAGGCGGATGAGGAAAAGCGCCGAGCCAAAGCCAATGGCAAGCTCGGATGCTGGGGAAGCTCCCTGATCTTTGAGGTCAGCAGCAATAAGATGCTCCCGGCCAAAGATATCAAGGTGACGCAGGACGGACGATGGGCAAAGCACAACATCATCCAGAAGGTGCCGCGTTCGGAATTCTCCGGACCGGACACCAGAGGCGTGACGCTAACGCTCACCCTTTCTGCGGAGCACGGAGTGAAGCCAAGAAGCATGATCGACATGCTGGAGAAGGCGGTCAGAACTGGCCAAGTGGAATACCTGGTGATCGGAGGCAAGATCATCGGAGGCCACAAGATGTACATCAGCGGCGTATCGGAGGCCTGGAAGACGATCTACAACAAAGGCGAGCTCGTCAAGGCCAATGTGGACGTCACGTTTGTGGAATATGCATAGGAGGGAATCGCAGTGGCTTATTTAAGAATCAATGAAATCAAGAGCACGGAGGACTCCATCGATTCAGATGAAATCGAAATGGCAAACGACATCATCGAGGCGCTCCTGATCACAAGAAAAGTGACGATACCAGGGAGCCGGGCATTCGGACTCTCGCACGTATTCGTCGACATGCCAGCACCGGACGCGGTCAACATGATCACCGTGGAGCTCGCAGAGGCAATGGATGAATACATCCCAACGCTGGAGCTCCAGGACGTCAGCGCAACAACCGACACGGACGGAACGCTGGCGCTGGATATTCGCATAGGAAGGAGGTAGAAAGACGATGGCAATCGAACAGATCGAGAAGCTCCCGGACGTGAGCTTCATAGATGACGACATCAACCTGGAAGGTATCCAGAAGCAGATGGTCCAGGATTACAAGGACAAGTACCATGAGGAAACAGAGGAAGACGTCACGCTGGAAAGAGGCGAACCGATCTCCCTGATTTTATACGCCTGCTCCGTGCAGATATACCAGATGTACATGTTCGTCGATCGTGCAGGAAAGCAGAATCTCCTGAAATATGCATACGGAGAGTTCCTGGACAACCTGGCCGCCTTGAAGGGAATCGAGAGGGCTGCTGCCAAACCGGCAACGGTAACGATCCGGTTCACGCTTTCAGAGGCACAGCCAGGAGCGACAGCAATCCCGGCCGGAACCAGAGTCACCGACGGAACGGTCTACTTTGCGACGGATGAGTACGCAGAGATCAAGGCAGGAGAAACCACGGTCGACGTGGCCTGCACTTCCATCGAGACCGGAGAAGCTCTGAACGGAATCACAGAAGGATCCATTCAGACACTGGTGGATCCAATTCCCTACGTGGAAAGCGTGACCAACACGACAGAGACGGACGGAGGCGCTGATCAGGAGAGCGATGAATCCCTGAAGGATAGAATCTACATCGCACCGTCCCGCTATTCAACAGCCGGAACCGAGGAAGCCTACATCTATTGGGTGAAAACGTACAACGGAAACATCGCAGACGTCAAGGTCAGCAGCGATAATCCAGGAGAAGTAGATATCGTATTCTTGATGGACGACGGAATTCCAAGCCAGGAGATGATCACCGGGCTGACCAAGTACATCACGGATCCAAACATCCGGCCACTGACCGACAAGGTCGTGGTAAAAGCACCGACAGCGGTCAACTACAACATCGAGTTGACCTACTACATCAATTCTTCAGATTCTGGATCCGTAGCAACGATCCAGGGAGAAGTAAGCAAGGCAATCGATGAATTCGTAACGTGGCAGCAGTCCAAGATCGGCCGCGACATCAACAGCTCGGAACTGATCAAGAGAATCACTGCTGCAGGAGCCAAACGAGTAGAAATCAAGAGTCCGGTCTTTCAGAAGATCGGCGACACTTCCATCGCGCACCTGGCAAGCCGGAGCGTGACATACGGAGGTGTTGAAGATGATTGATATTAGAAACGGAGAGCTCGCAGATCTCTGGCCGGACGAAACAAGCCCGGAATTCAAGAGCATAAGCTACGCGCTGCACATGGCAATCATTAGAATGCTGGAAAAAGCTGCAGGCGTAGGCAGCTCCTGCGACATCGACCACCTGGCAGAATCCACGCTGGACTACATGGCAGTAGAAATGCGCGCCATGTACTACGACCAGCACGCAGACATCGAGACCAAACGCTCGATCATCAAGAACACGCTGAAATGGTACACGCAAGCCGGTACCGTCAAGGCAACAGAGGAACTGATCGCCTCAGTGTTCGGAGGCGATGCCAGGCTGATAGAATGGTTCGATTTTACAGAGCCACCAATCGAGGCAAACACGTTTGATGTGGAGACCGAAGCGGTGATGACAAAAAACATCATCGATGAGCTTACCTCAGTAATTAAGAAGGTCAAGAATTCAAGGTCCCACATCCGGAGAGTGACCGTGATCAGAGAACTCCACTCTGCAGCAACCATGGCCACTCACATAACTGCAATCAATGAATGCACCGTCAGCAACCATGCGATATCAGATACAGACGCAACCGAAGGAATGAACGTGGCAGCAGTGGCCGCACCGGTAGCAGAGACCTACGCTCTGAACACTACAAGCGGATCCGCAGAGACCACGGCCGGAACATTCGTGGCAAACGCGACCGGCACCGAAGGAAGCACATACGTCCTGAATGATAACCAGGCAGCTACGGAGGCATCCGGCACCATCGATGTCGGACCGTTTATGGCACAGGCCGGAAGCACCCACACGGTCAACGCAGCAAACGGTGAAGCGAAGCTATCATCAAGCGACAAAGCAGCCATGAGAGCAAACATCGACTATCAGACAACAACAGTCATAAAGGAGGAATAATTCATGCTTACATGGAACCCAAGTAAACTGACCACAAAAGGAAAAGCGCTCCTGGCAAAAGCCCAGGCGGGCAGATGCACAATCAAGATCACGAAGGCGCAGACCGGATCCGGTCAGTACAGCTCCGGAGAGGCAACCGACACCAGAACGTCACTCAAGACACCGGTACAGACGCTGCCGATCCACAGCAAAGAAATCCAGAACGGAAGTACACTCGTTCTGAAGGTAGCGATCACGAATAAGACCAGCGACGCGGACGTCCTGAAATCAGGATACGAAATCCGCGAGTTCGGTATTTTTGCACAGGATCCGGACGATGGCGAAATCTTATACAGCATCGCAACCGCAAGCACCAGCGACTACATGCCAGCATACAACGGCGTGATCCCGTCCGTCATTTCCATGAGCTACTACCTGGAAGTAGCCAACGCGTCAAGCGTCACAATCGTGACCGCAGGAGGCCTGGCACTGCAGAGCGACCTGGAAGCCCTGGCAGAGAGAGTAACCGTGATCGAGCAGGCAGCCGTGAAGAAATACGGAGCCAGAAAGAAAGTCGGCCAGCAGAGCTGCGGTGCAGAGAGCTGGGAGAGGCTCGGTGGAGCTGTCGGCCTTACAGCCAAGGCAGCAGTCGGAACCGGAGAAGTCCAGAACGACTTCATGAAGTCGGTATATCCATATAACGCCTGCAGACCGTGCAACCTTTCAGAAGACAGGAAGGTAACAGCATACCTGGGAGATGCAAACTTCTCCTGGACCGGAGACAACGGAGACGTCATGCTGGAAATGCCGCTCTGCTACACATCGCGCTACTTTGAAACGGACAGCGACGGAGTAGAGTGGGAATACCGCTGGGTATCATCCGCACCGGTAGATGGCCTGCACGTCAACCCTGCATTCACAGACGGAAGCAGCATCAGCGACAAGATCTACATCCCGATCTTCAACGGATCCGCAGGAAAAGATGCAGCCACAGGAGCCAAGGACGTCATCCGTTCGATTGCCGGAGCGACACCGCTCACAGAGGTAACCAGGGCAACCTTCAGAACCCGCAGCCGCAACAAAGGCGAGGGCTGGCAGCTTGACGACGTATGGAACATGTTCCTGCTCGACCATCTGTTCATTATCATGTTTGCAGGAACCCAGGCGCAGAGAATCCTCGGCGCAGGACGTACCGGATTCAGAGAGAATGGAGACGACAAGGCTCTGAAAACAAAGAAGGCAACCAACTGCATCACGATCGCAAGCGACAGAGCTGCGCAGTTCTTCGCAGGCCAGCAGATCGCCATCGGAACAGCCCTCTGGAACCACAGCATCGTATGGGGCAGAACAATCACAGAATTTAAAACTTCCACAGAGGTGGAGGCGGCGACAGAAATCTACTTCGACGGACCTCCAGTGGATATCGCAGAAGGCAACGTGATCTGGTCATGCGTTCAGAACACCGGTGAGACCACAGCCATGAGAAGTCCGAACGGATGCCTGGAGGATCCCGAAGGGCCGACAGGAACAAAGCTCGGATCCAGACGTGCGGTCCGTTTCTTATGGATCGAGGACTGGTTCGGTAGCATGTGGCAGTTCCGTGACGGAGTCAACATCAAAAACCGCCAGCACTACTGCTGCAATAAGCGTGCGAGTTACGCAGACGACACATACACCGGCGACTACGAAAAGCTCGGCTACGCATGCCCGACAAGCGACGGATACATCAAAAAGATGGGATTCGACAGTCTGCATCCGGAATACGAGCTGCCGGTCGAGGTAGGTGGTGGAGCCGACGCATACATCGGCGATTACTACTACCAGAGCGAAGGCGGAACGCTGGTGCTCTCTGGCGGTTGCGTGAACAACGGTACGTATGCCGGGCCTTTCTTCCGGAGCTGTCACAACGGTACGGGTGTTACGAACTGGATCTTCGGCGGTCGCCCTCATTGCCGCAAGGCTGCCATTTAAGGGGGACCGGGGGATCTTATCCCCCGGAACTACCGGAGCCAACAATAAAAACTTAGGCAGGCGCAAAGACGAAGGCGCCTGCTGCCAATAAAGAAAACTAAACACAGGGAGCGTAACTGCGCGCGGCTGGTGATCTCTGGCGGTAACGTGAACAACGGTACGAATGCCGGGCCTTTCTACCGGAACTGTAACAACGGTACGGGTAATACGAACTGGAACATCGGCGGTCGCCCACTTTGTTAGATTCTCGATTTTTACGACATTATCCTAAATATTTGAATAGATAATGCCGCAGGTGCGCTTCCTTACCCCTTGGTAAAAATAGGCCGCGAATGGCGCTGGTTAGTACGCCAGGAATGGAGCTGGAAAGTCAGCGAGGCTAACAAAGAGAGTCTGAAAGGAGATAGCCATTCATGGAAGATACACAAAAGCAAGACAAGCTACCACCAATCAAATACACGAAGCGAGTCGGTCACTTATTCGAGCACGTCCGAGACCTCGACAACCTGAAGGAAGCGATCAAGGACGCGGCGAGACATAAGCGGAAGCGCAAAGAGGTCCAGAAGGTCCTGGAGGACATCGATGGACACGCGCTGGAGCTGCAGAGGATGCTGGATGAGGAAACCTTCATACCGGCCAAGTACACAATGCGACGAATCAACGATGGCATTCAGAAGAAGACCAGAGACATCGCAATCCCGCGATTCTGGCCGGATCAGTGTGTGCATCACGCATTCGTTCGCATTTTCAAACAGATCGTTCTGCATAGTGCCTATCCGTTCAGCTGCGGATGCGTACCGGGAAAAGGAACGCACGGAGCAAAGACCGCGATCGAGAAGTGGATCAGGAAGGATCCGAAGCATACCAAGTACGTCCTGAAGCTGGACGTCCGAAAATGCTATCCAACCATGAACCACGAAGAACTCCGGAAGAAGCTGCAGCGCAGGATAAAAGATAAGAAGTTCCTGCGCCTAGCAGACCGGATCATCGCGAGCTTTCAACAACCGATGGCCACGCACGAAAGACTGCTGCCGGAGACCGATGCGGTAGGCATCCCGGTCGGGCTCTTTACCTCGCCATGGTTCTGCAACTTTTTCTTTCAGGACATCGACCACAAGGTCGCCGAGAAAACCGGAACCGCGCACAACGTGAGATACGTGGATGACATGGTCTTGTTTGACTCAAGCAAACGACGACTGCACAAAGCTCTCGAATTCATCGAAGCCGAAGTAAAAGCCACGAAGCAGACCGTCAAGGACAACTGGCAGGTCTTTATATTGAGCAAGCGCCCGCTTGACTTCTTAGGTTTCAAATTCCACACGAATAAGACAACCATCCGGAAGTCAATCATGCTGAGAATCAGCCGGAAAGCCAGGACGATCGCAAGAGCTGCATACGCGTCCATCCGGAACGCGCACGCCATGGTCTCATACGTCGGATACATCGTGAATTCAGACAGCCAGCGCTTCTACGAGAAGTGGGTGCGGCCGTTTGTTAATATAGCACAACTGAAAGGAGTTATCGCTGATGAAGACAGAAAGCAACATCAGGCCTGCGTCGCAGTTTGAAATTGAGGCGCTCCCGCCAATCGAAGGAAGATCCTGCACCGTCATTTTATATGACAATGTCCAGGGACCATTCACACGCCAGGCTTCAGGAGAAGACCAGGAGCCACAGGAATACTTCACATTTGACCGCTACACAGTAGACACGATCTACAGAGAAGGTCTCGCTGCAGCAGTCGCAGCAGACACAGAGACCTGGATCCAGAATGCCAAGGAGGCGGAAGCATCCGGAGAACAGCCATCAGAGCTGGAAATCCTGACAAAGACCGTCACAAAGCAGCAGGCACAGATCGAGTCGATCAACCAGAGCGTCGACGACATCACGCTCGCGATTCTTGGAGGTGAGTAAAATGTATGAAAGACTGAAAAGATTATACCAGGAAGGACGCGCGTCCGAAGCAATGCTGAAGAACGCAGTCAAGAGAGGATGGATCACAGATGAAGAAATGCAGGAGATCATCGCCTCAAAGAAAGAGCCAGAGGTTCCAGTGTCTACACCGGAATCCAGATAACACCTGCAGAAGGACATACGAGCCATGCACGGAAAGCTGCCGGTACTTCGGTACCTGCGGCGAGTGCGTGGCTTATTTTATCCCGGCAGGCCAGCAGCCATGCAGAAGCTGCGACAAATTAAATGCAGGAGGGAGGTAGGAACCAATGGACATGACAACAATCGTCGTGGCCGCCAGCATTCCGTCCGCGTTTACAGGCTTCTGTTTCTGGCTCATCGAGCAGAGCATCAAGAAGCGTGCGGACAAGGAAAAAGAGGAACGCGAGGATCGCCAGCGCAAGGTAGACGAACGCGAGCAGATCAGAGAAAAGAATGAACTCTGCATCATCAACAGCGTGAACGCAGCCATCGCGCTCGGAGAGGCCACAGCCAGAGCCGTGCAGAGAATCCCGGATGCGCACTGCAACGGAGACATGCACGCAGCCCTGGACTACGCTCAGAAGGTCAAGCATGAGCAAAAGAACTTTCTGAACGAGCAAGCACTGAAACATATCATCGAGGAAGGAGAACAAACATCATGAAAAACATTAACTGGAAAAGAAAACTGACAAGCAGAAAGCTCTGGACAGCAGTGGCGTCATTCGTATCAATGATGATCGTAGCCACAGGAGGCGCAGAGAACACAGCCACACAGGTAACGGCACTCATCATGGCCGGAGCATCCGTCGTGGCATACATCATCGGAGAAGGGCTCACCGACTCCGCAAACATTGGATCCGACGATTCAGAGGAATAAGAAGCACAAAGCACCCAGGGCGGCCACCAGGCTGCCCTTTTTTATTTAGGAGGTATGCAAAGATGGCAATCACAGAGAAACAGCAGAGATTCATCGAAGACATAGCTAAGCACGTGCAGAAGTACGCGAGAGCATACGGAATCCTGGTACACAGTCCCATCATCGCCCAGGCAATCCTGGAATCCGGATGGGGAGAAAGCAAGCTGGCCGCAAAGTATCACAACTACTTCGGTCTGAAATGCGGATCCAAGTGGACCGGCAAGAGCGTCAACCTCACCACCCAGGAGGAATACCAGCCAGGAACCCTGACAACCATCAAGGATAACTTCAGAGTCTACGACAGCCTGGAGGAAGGCGTCAAGGGATACTTTGAATTTATCCAGCTGCGGAGATACCAGAATCTGCGAGGCATCACGGATCCGAAGAAATACCTGCAGACAATCAAGAACGACGGATACGCCACATCGAGCACATACGTCGAGAGCAACTACCAGTTGATCACGACGTACAAACTCACCAAATACGACAAGGAGGACGCAGCAATGAGCAAAATAGAAAAAGCAGTACAGCAGATGGAAGCATGGGCCGGAGACGACTCCCATGGCTACGACCAGACATATAGATGGGGACAGCGTGGAGACTTTGACTGCTCCGCAGCAGTGATCCAGGCGTGCGAGAACGCAGGGATCCCGGTCAAGAGCAACGGAGCAACCTACACCGGAAACATGCTCCAGGTGTTCAAGAAATGCGGATTCGTTGACGTTACCAGCAAGGTAAACAGATCCACAGGAGCCGGTCTCCTTCGAGGCGACGTCCTTCTGAACACTTCGCACCACACCGCAATGTACTGCGGAAACGGCAAGGAAGTAGAGGCAAGTATCAACGAAAAAGGCACGGCGACAGGAGGAAAGCCTGGTGACCAGACAGGAAAAGAATTCCTGATCAGAAGCTACCGTAACTACCCATGGACCAATGTCCTCAGATACGCAGCAGAGTCCCAGGCTTCCGGATCCGGAAAGAAGGACGTCGCAACCGTGGCCAAGGAAGTCCTGGCAGGAAAATGGGGCAATGGTGATGAGCGAAAGAACAACTTGACTGCTGCCGGTTACGATTACGTAGCAGTGCAGGCAGAGGTCAATCGCCTCGCAAGCGGAGCCTCAGCTCCGAAAAAGAGCGTGACGGAGATCGCGAAAGAAGTGCTGGCAGGCAAGTGGGGCAACGGAGACGACCGCAAGAAGAAGCTCAAAGCAGCAGGATATGACTATGCAACAGTGCAGACAGAGGTCAACCGCCTGGCCAAGGGTGGCAGCTCCGCAAAGAAAAGCGTGACCGAAGTGGCCAAGGAAGTCATCGCAGGCAAGTGGGGAAATGGCGACACCAGAAAGAAGAAGCTACAGGCAGCAGGATACAACTACGCTGCAGTTCAGAAGGAAGTCAACAGACTTCTGAAATAAGATGATCCCGACATCAATGTCGGAAACATAGACAAAAGCCAGGGAGGTCATGCCTCTCTGGCTTCTTTTTTAATGACCTCAGCGTCGGCCGAGAAGAAGATATCCCACACTTCCTGCGGGGACAGATCGTAGCGGACTGCGATCCGAATAATATGCTTGCGCTGGAATGGCTGCCGCCCGTTCCAAATCGTTGAGAAGTTGGATGCAGTCATACCAAGCGACGTAGCAAGGTCTTTATTAGAATCACCATGAGCAATCATGGCGGTTTTCAATTTTTCTTTGTCAAACATTTTTCATTCATTCCTTTCTAAAAGGATAACCGTGGAGCGCTTCAATTCGGCTGCGCGGGGAAGCTGCAGAAAACCCAGGATAAAATTTATACAATCATAGGCGTCGCCTTTCTGGCCATCGGCCGGGTGCATGGTTTACGAGGACGTCCAGCGGGGCAGCCGGACCTTCAGGCTTTCACATTAAAAACCAGGGAAACTTGTCGAACATCATCCACGGTACCCGTCGCGCTTCTTCCTGCAGGACTTCGGACCTGCCATCGGTGGTTTAATACCTGGGAGATCAGCTCTCCCAGAGTTCAATGTCGTGAATTTCGATACAGGATCCGAATTGATCCTTTGCAGCCTTTCTGGCCTGCGCTTTCGTATCGACGTAAGCTCTGACAACGTCCCAGGCGCCGCCAGGATAGCTCCAAGTTACTAAGTAAATACGGTTTGTTTTTCTCATAATCCATACCTCCTTATGCAACCAACAGTGCGTCCATTTCGATTTTTTTATAACCATCCTCGCGAAGCTCAGCGCGAAGATTTTTCTTTGCTTCTGTTTTATTCGCAGCCTCCACATATTCAGTGAAAGCATTCCAATATTCAACACCACCAGAGATATAACTTGCAGATACATGGATTTCAAATTTTTTCATTTTTCATTTCCTCCGTTCCTTTTGTTGTCTGTATATTAGCTCTAGTGCCGCTACTATTCAAGTTATTTATAACCGTAATTTGCACAAAGATCTCGGCCGGTTTTTGGTGGTAATTATTATAAATTATAACTACCGGGAAACCATGGATCCGTCCGGAAAGAACCGGCGCATCTGATACCGGCCAGCCCAGGTAAAAGATACCAGAGCCATCTGGCCGGATGCCGCAGCTTCCTGCCTGGCAGCTCGGAAAGCCTGGTCCTGGCTCTGCGTTTCCATATAAAAGCCACCAGCACCGTGTACACGATAGATCACATTCATAAAGACACCTCCGTAAATTCACTTTCACTTTTTTATAATGCGGGCGGATCGGATCATTGTGGGGGAAGTCAGAGGTGATGAAACAGTGGACATGATATC